CCCATCCTTGAACTCGATGAGCTGATCGAGATCTTTGAATACGTGAACGTCCGGGCCGCAAAGCGAGCCATCCGGCTAGGCAAGTTCCCGGTCCCTACCTTCGATCTGGCAGGGCGCACCGTCGCTCATGTAGATGCCGTGGGTAAGTTTTTCGAGCAGAAGAAGAAGGAAGCTATTCGGCAGATGGAAGATTGGGATGATGCAGCCTGATTCACTCTGATGCCAGCGCAAGCACGGCAACTTCCAAATCATCGACTTCCTTAGTCAATTCTTTGACGGTAGTGTCCAACACGATTGATGTGTTATTCAACGAATTCAGTGCTTGTGCAAAAGTCTGACCTGAATCCGTCACCATTACCCGCGCAATAACGGCTTCGATCTGCTGCTCATCGAGGGCAGTAGATCCAGCCTCGAACACCCCGCCAGCCCAACCGAGAACGCCGAGAACGCCGGCAGTCACCACTGCCGTGATCACGTTATGTTGTATTGCTTTATCCATTACGATTCCCCCTCATCTTCCAATACGGCTCGGGCCGCTGCGCGTCGGGCATCATCCTTCTTTAGCTCCGCTTCCCGCGCAGCTGCTTCTTCCTGCAATCGTGCGATTTCCGCATCATCAAGTTCGTGTTCCTTTTGCCGTTCTTCAATCAGGTTGTCGTACTGAGCAAATTTGTCCGCGATCATTTGCTGTTGTTCGATATATTCTTCTTCGGTGACTTCGGCCAGCATCCAGCCGGATTGCGCGGCCTGATCGTATAGCCCACCGAGATCCGGTGCTTCCGTGACGATCCCCATTTCGACCAGCGCCAGCGATTCAAATTCACTGCACAATTCATCCCCCATTACATTCCGTACAGCATTGATGCTGCACTGGAACATATAGCTGAGATAGACGAATTGATTTTGCTGCGCTTCCTCGGCCGCTTTCCACAAATCGCAAGTCGGCGTCCAGCTGCGTGGGATCGGGATCCCGAAGGCCCATCCCCCGGACGTATTCGATCCACTAAAGCCGAACGTGCGCCCGCAAGCCTCCACCTGGTTCTGCATATAAAGGAAATTAGTCGGCGCCCGCTTGCCGAAAACGACTGACGCATCACCGCCGCCGCCAGCTCCACCAGCACCACCTTCCGCATTGGCTATCGCTTCCGCGTTTGCATCAGCCTCGCCACCGTCACCACCAGTGCCACCAGACCCGCCATCACCACCATCACCACCAGCACCGCCAGCACCACCGTCGTTGCCATCGTCGTGACCGCATTGGAAATGTCCGTTTCTGCAACCATCGTCGTCCTCGGATGCGAACACTACCGGCACAAGCATGGACAACACCCAAAGCGTCAGAAGTATTCCTACAGTAAGCCAGAAAATGTTCTTAGTCCGTTTCTTCATAGCGCCACTCCTAAAATGCCGACGCCGATAATGGCAAGGTATTTAACATTGTCGAACAGATGATCCCGGCGCTCTTGTTCGAGCATTTCCTCCCGAATCTTGGAAATTTCTTGTTGCGCTTTCGCGGCGTTGAGAATGTGGTCGTAAGCTGCATCGGAATCTCTCGCAATGTCGGCGTTTAGTTGGGCCAATTCAAGATTATCCACGGCAATTTCCTCGAACACCGTGAACGCTTGCCAGCACTGTACGTCCCAATTAGGGATCTCGCACAGCACCGGATAGCCAGTCGGGTCGGTTACTTCTTTGCCCGATCGCTCGGCTTCCTCGAAGTCAGGGAGCTGCATCCTTTCGACGGCGCACCCTTGAGCCGTTAAAGCGAGCAGCAATATCAGCCATAGTTTCATCTTGACCTAGCCTCTCTAAACTAGCCTCGGATTTCTTGCGCACCAAACGTGCATCTATCTTTTTCGCGTCGATCTGACTTTGCAGTTTTCTCGCCGCGTGAATGTCAGCTGCAGATCCCTTGTTAAGCTCTTTGATCTGCGATTCGCCATGCGCAACCGTTACTTCCAATGCGCCGGCCCGGCGAGCGTTGATGATCATCAATGCTGCCGTGCCAATCGCTCCTGCAATCGCGATCCAACTAAGTGATTTGAGCCAAGTCCAGATCTTCATTTCTTCAACGGCAGTACGTTTTCTTTCTTGAAGTAGCCAAAGCCGATCATAATTGCAGTGACCAGATAGCCCTGATATTCGGGCGGGATCTGCACATAGATCTGCGGCCATGCGAGCTTAACTACCAACAGCAAAGACGCCGCAATAAATCCAGCAATGCCGGCTGCTTGGATCGTACTTGATGGTTTGCTTAATGCCATGATTTAACTCCTATCCTATTGAACACCCAGACCTGCCGGGGGGCGGGGCTTTCCCGTGTACTTTTTGACCGCCGCTGCGCTGGCGTCCGAACTAATATCGTCAACAGTAATGCTGTACCCGAGGAATGTGTATGTGCCGGGCTGCGGGATCGCACCGACAAAAGTTTTGCATTGGGCGCTACCTGGCACTCCGGTTACGGGAACCAGTTCATCAATGATCACTATCCCGCTCTGGCGCTCGGCCGTAATGCGTGTGTTGGCGAGATCTCCGTCAAGGATCGGATCGGCAACGGTCTGACCCGGCAACAGTTCGTACTCAGTCGGGTGAGTCCAGCAAACAATCGCATCCCGAGGGTAGGTCGGGGATTGTGCCGATGTGATCGTGAGCGATCCGAGCAGTAGTGCGGCGATAAAGAATTGAAACAGCTTTCTCATGTCAGTCTCCTAACACCCAATAGCCGCTTTGTCGGGTATCGGGATACTTTCACAGTGTCGGATTGATTGCCACCGAGCACTTCGATGAATTCGCCAAAACGGCCAGCATAAAAGCCTACATGCCCCGGAGCTTTGAGAACTTCCGGGCCGGGCTGGTCGCCAGATCCGCGTTTTAGGATGATGATATCGCCGGGTTCGGCGTTGTCCAGGTTGATGCCTTTTCCGATTATCAGCCATGACCGGGCGCGGAGATTCTTCGAGCGCGGCATACGCGCCAGCCAGCAGATGTAATTTACGAATGCGCTGCACCACGGCACTTCGTCATTTTCCGGCCAGCTCATATCGAGATTGAGCATTGACATGATCTGAGGGTTATCTACAGATCCACCGACTTCTTTCATGCCGGCGTATCGTTGCGCAAGATCGAAAGCGTGTTCCTTTGTAAAATTCATCGGTTCGGCCTCTCAGTGAATCGCAGTTCTTGTTGGAGATATTGCAGTCGTCTATCGACAGCTATGCCGCCGACTGTTCGCATATCGTAATCAGCTCGGGTTTGTGCGGACCGCAGAATCGTGTTCGGGTTAATCGGAAATCGAGGATTGGCCTTGTTCCAAGCAAGTACCCATTGCATCGCTTCACGCGCACCGCTTCGATCTCCCATTTTGTAGGCATTAAACAGGGTATTGAGAATGTGAGTGCGACGCGTTTTTAGCTTCGCTTCCATATCCTTGATCGCCCGGTTTTGCTCGTAACGAAGGGTCAGATTGGCAGGCGTAAAACCCATGAATTGAACAGCGAGATCCCAACTGTTGAATTCCTCCGGCGTCATAATCAGATCTTTTTGATAGGTCTGCGCGCCCTGCGTCATAAAGCGAAATCCTTTCATAACGTCAGAAGCAGCCTTCGGCACGATTCGTTCCCACATTCGACCAGTATGTCCACCTTGAAAATCCGAAAAGCCTTGTGCCATATTCAAACCGATACCCATGATCGGCCCGAGTCCTTCGCCGGCCAGATGCAACAACAGATCTTTGCCACGAAGATTTTGCGGCATTTCCCGAATCCAGAGATTGTTCAGGCTGGCGCGACTCGATAGCGTTGCCTGAGTCATGGTGTCCCACGGTCCCTTCCAGATCGCCTCGGATGCTGTTTCACCCCATGCCTCTGTCATCCACTTACGCAGCTCGGTGCGGGAGTCAAATGGTTCGTCGTCGTCGCCAAGCATTGTGTCGAGCAGAAATCTGACGCCGGCAACCAGCGGCCAGCCAGATAGGCCGGCAAATAAACTGGTCATTCCAATGATGCCGATGAATCGTTGTCTCGCTTCTATACGATCCTGCTTTGGAATATCTTTGTTCTTCCAAATCCCGTCCTTGAAATCACGGATCAGCCTGTACTGCATATTCAGACTGTAATTGCGGAACAGGAATACCACTCGACCCATATCGCCTTGCATCAGGCGAGGTCGGTTCGTATTGGTGTAATCGTAATGCGACATTTCGACCAGTTCTTCGGCCAATTCGACAGCCCTTTCATGCTTGTCCTGCTCTGTTCCTGTGTCGCCGGCAAACTTTCTGCGAGCAAGCCGGTACGCGGCCATAGCGGTAACGACGCGATTCATTTCTTCGGACTTGTGGAAAATCCATCCGGTCATTTTCATTATCCGCTCGCGAGTGTCACCGAATTCCGCACCTCGCTCGGCAAAACCCATCATTTCCCGAACTCGGGTTTTGGCAAACATGCCGATCTCATCGAAGTATTGCAGCGCAGCTTTTTCCCCACGATCCGGCGCTTCCAGCTGTGTCCCTGGCTGTGTCGGATCGTCAAACATATCGTTGTGCAGCTTGCTCATATACTTTTCGATGGTGGGAGCTGTGGAGTATTCCTTCGACGCTTTCAACAAAGCCATGCCAGCGCCAGCACCCATGAATTTGGCGCGTAAGATCGGGTACGCTGAAATCGCGGTTTGTGTCAGGTTCAAAACGCCAGCTGCCGGCGACGTACTCAGGAACCACAGGAAACCGAACGCAGTCAGATTCGTAGCCCATGCCGCTGATTTCGGATTCATTGTGTATTCGTGTCGCTTCGCCAACTCTCTGGCAACCGGAACAGCCCAATCACCGTCATGCTCTGATTCAGCTTTGATTTTTGCTCGCGCTCGATCAGCTGCATCCTGATCGAGTAAGGCATTATCTTGAGTGCCGTTTTCCTTTTGATATTTGTGATACAACCCTCGATATTCCGGTGCTGCCATCTCCCACAAAACATCGTGCATTGACATACCTTCGTATCCTTCCGGGCGGTAGTCGAGTTTTTCCATGTTGTCAATCAAGGCCGCTCGTTGCAGCAAAACTTCCGCTTCTACACCAGCGTCACGGAGTTTTCTGTTCAATTCATAACCGTGTTTGAGTTTTGCCAACTGGTGAGTGCTGTGAAATGTGTTATCTCCAAAGGCCCGCAAAGCATCATGCGTAAATCCAAGTCGGCCTTTACGATGAATGTAGGCTTTTCGGGCAGACATTTCCGGAAGTGATCGGAGATACAACTGCCAGATCTCATCTTGAATCGCTGTGCCTGGTTGAGTCGTTTTCTCTCCTGTCTCCGGATCTGTAAAAACAACATCCGCTTCTTTGAGCATACCCGTTACCTTAGTAACGAAAGTCGGATCTATCTTATTGACCGCAGCAAAGTCAGTCGCCATTTCTTCTGCCGGGAATGCGACAAATTTCTGCTCGCGCAGCTCTGCGACCAACTTGTTACGCTCACTGCGTTTTTCTCGTTTGAAGAATCCGACGATTTCGCCAGTATCCGGATCTTGTGCAATAACCCAATATCTGCCGAAACGCTGCAGCGGGAAATACGGCACGATCTTGCCGACTTCAAACTGTCTGCGTAGCTGCGTGATCAATTTCACTTTCAATGCTTGGTCAGCTTCGGTTTCCATGATGCGTTCTTCAAGACCGTGAATTACTCGAGTGCGTTGATCGGCATATGTATCCCGCACTTCCAGATAGATCGCCTGCGCTTCGGACACCTTCATCGAATACGTTTCAACGTATTTGTCGGTGACCGGATCTAATTCTTTATGCGTGTAATCGACTTGTTCACCCATGCCGCCGAGCTTTTCCCAAAACGGCATTAAAACCTTGTGATCTATCGCACGTTTGCGCCAAATCTTGCGTTGTGTCTTGTTCATCTTTTTGAACGTAGCAGCGTCCGGGGCTTGATACGCAATCGGATCGACGCCTGCCAGTGTCGATGCGTGTATAAACTCACCGAGCAGCTTGGCCCCATCTTTGTTCTTGTTATTAAAAGCCAGCCATTTCTTTCCAAGAATGGCGTGACCTTCCATGAGCCGATTCATATACGCGTCCATGAGCTTCACTTCATTGACGTAATCTTTGACCGAAACCATGCCGTAACGAATAAAGTCTTTTAATTTCGACTGTGGTACGGCCATCAAAATACCTTCGATTTTCATATCGCCAGATTTGAGAATACTGTCGATCAGTCCGCGAAAGCCGCCCCTTTTTGTCGGGGTTGATTCTTGGGCAAGTTGCATTGCCGCGCCGTGTTTCGTTAAAACAGCCATTGGGTTGTCTGGATTGGCATCTACGTTGTCACGCTCGAATATGTCGTCCACTTTGTATCTGAGATTCTTGCCGCTCCTTAACGCATTGTCGATAGCGTCACTTATTTCTTGATCCGTAGCTGTGTTGGTCAATCTGTCAACTTCTGCTTGCGCGGCCTCGCGCGTCGGAAACCAAGTTCGCAACAGCTTGTTGCTTTTCAAACGAACCATGAAACCACCTTGCATTTCATTTGGGATGATTTCGTAATCTGGTCTTTTGCCTGTCACATCTTCAATATCTACCTGTTCGCGAGCTTCACTGAACAAGTCGCTAACGTCACCCGTTTCCAAATCTTCCTGCCCAATATTGCGCTCACGATCCCTTTTGCGTTGGAGGTCCGAGAGTTTTTGCGCTGCCAGATCAGCTCCAAACATATCGTCCTGCAGTTCTTCACGCTTCGGTGCTTTTTCTTTCCGCTCGGGGATCTCCTTGCCGAACAGATCCTTCATGTAGCGAAGCGCCGGCTCGTCGGAAAGAAACGGCTCGATATTCTCGATGTAAATTTCCATTGCGTTTATTCGCTCGACACCTTCCAATGCTTGCAGAGCATTTAAGCCGCCATGTTCCTGCAACATCGTCAGGGCCAGCTCCGGGTCGAACTGTTTCAAAATCTCATGCAGATCTGCCGGCGGCATATCGAGCATGTCGAGGCGGTGATCCTTGTCGCGTTGCATACCGAGCCTCGGAAATACTCGCGCTTCTTCTTCCATCTTTACCGCAGTTTCCTTTGCGAATTCAGACGGTGACAATCTCCGGTCAGCCATTACGCCGCCACGTTCTTCCACCTGGTTGACTATGGTGTCACGTTCCTCGTCAAGGATCTGAACATACTCATCGACAGCATTTTGGTTCGCTGCATCCCGAGATACATCACCGACTCCGTAAATGTCGTCACGAATTTTGCGGATTGCGTCGGCATCATCTTTGCGAAGTAGCTTACCGGCTTTTCTGATACACGCTTCGAGTGAACTCATTTGCTGATTATCCCTAGTGCAGTGAGCACGACTGACATTGCTTCGTCGTCCTCGCGTTGGAGCTGACGTTGAACGACTTGCTGTTCTGTCAAAGCTATGGTCGGCGGCGGTCCTGGTGGTGGTGCAGCCGCGCCGGCTATGACCGGTGGTGGTGGTGGTGTCTCTTGGAGATCCGCGTTGACAGTCAGACTGATAAGTAGTGAGGCAGCTAAATTGCCTACGACTGACAGCGCCGCAGCAATAGTCAGCACAAGCCCCATTGCCGCTCGAAGGTCGCCAGCCGCTTTAAGATCAGCAGCCATTGACAACACGATCTGCATATTCGCATCGAGCTGTCCTGCGGCGTTGAGATCGGCCGCTACCGTCAGAGCGATATCGAGTGCAGCATTGAGATCGCCCGGAGATTCAAGATCCGCGACAATCGACAATATGATGTTTGCCGCAGCATCCAGCCTGCCGGCCGCAGTGAGATCGGCCGCAACCGTCAGAGCGATCCCTAAATCAGCATTGAGATCGCCCGGAGATTTAAGATCCGCGATAACCAACAATATGATGTTTGCTGCAGCTTCCAGCTCGCCGGCTGCAGTGAGATCGGCCGCAACCGATAACACGATATCGAGTGCAGCATTCAGATCGCCAGCCGCACGTAGATCGGCCGCTACCGATAACACGATATTGAGTGCAGTATCCAGTTCGCCAGCTGCAGTGAGATCGGCCGCTACAGTCAATATGATGTTTGCCGCAGCATCGAGCTGGCCTTGCGCTTTCAAATCCGCAATGACTGAAAGAATAATCGGCAATGCGGCGTCGAGCTGGCCGGCTGCAGTCAGATCCGCTGCCTGAGTGAGAACCAAATCCAAAGCGGCATCGAGCTGGCCTTTCGCTTTCAACTCGGCGGCGACGGAGAGAACAATCGAAAGAGCGGCGTCGAGCTGGCCGGCTGCAGTCAGATCCGCTGCCTGAGTGAGAACCAAATCCAAAGCGGCATCGAGCTTGCCGGGCGCAGTCAGATCGGCCGCAACCGCCAATATGATGTTTATCGCAGCTCGCAGCTCGCCGGCCGCGGTCAGATCGGCCGCAACCGCCAGAACGATATTGAGTGCAGCATTCAGATCGTCTGCTTCTGCTTCTGTAACATCCGCGACAACTGTCAATATGATGTTTGCCGCAGCATCCAGCTCGCCGGCTGCAGTCAGATCGGCTGCAACCGTCGCAACGATATCCAGAGCAGCATCGAGCGAACCCGGAGCATCAAGTTCGGCCACTACCGATAGCACTATTGCCAGGGCGGCTTGTAATTCGCCTCCGGCATCGAGGTCGGCCGCAACCGTCAGAGCGATAAGTGCAGCTGTGCTTAATTCACCAGTCGCAGTGAGATCGGCTGCAAGGGTCAAGATAATGGATTGAACGGCGCTCAGTTCTCCTGTGCCTTTCAAATCCGCAATGACCGAAAGAATAATCGGCAATGCCGCTCGAAGCTCGCCGGCTGCAGTTAAATCCGCTGCTTGAGCGAGAACCAAAGCCAAAGCGGCATTGAGCTGGCCTTGTGCTTTCAACTCGGCGGCGACGGAGAGAACAATCGGCAATGCCGCTCGAAGCTCGCCGGCTGCAGTCAGATCTGCTGCTTGGGTGAGAACTATGTTCAAGGCGGCATCGAGCTGGCCTTGCGCTTTCAAATCCGCAATGACCGAAAGAACAATCGGCAATGCGGCATCCAGTCGGCCAGCTGCTGCAGTCAGATCTGCTGCCTGAGTGAGAACTATGTTCAAGGCGGCATCGAGCTGGCCTTGTGCTTTCAAATCCGCAACGACTGAAAGAACAATCGGCAATGCGGCATCGAGCTGGCCGGTTGCAGTCAGATCTGCTGCCTGAGTGAGAACCAAATCCAAAGCGGCATCGAGCTTGCCTTGTGCTTTCAAATCCGCAATGACCGAAAGAACAATCGGCAATGCGGCTTGAATATCACCAGCTGCAGTCAGATCCGCTGCCTGAGTCAGAACCAAATTCAAAGCGGCATCGAGCTTGCCTTGTGCATCCAGATCGGCGGCGACGGCGACGACTATCGAAAGAGCAGCGGCGATATCTCCGACAGGCACCACTGCTGTCAGATCTATGACTTGGAAGGTCCGCTCCCTATCTGTATCGGCAGTCGGTGAGTCTTTGCCGATCTGCCATTGCATCGACATTGAAGTGACACCTGACTCACCAGTCACAGCTCTCGCCATCACGGTCGGTGCAGTTAAATCAGTGTTGTCCTTGAGGCTCGCCATTTCTGCGCCTTCAAGCCCACCAGAACCGATAGAAAACTGACTCTCGACTCTTTCATCTTGTAAGGTGCTTGCATCCTGAACGTAGTTCGCCAAGACCAACACAATGCTGTCAGTGCTGTCGATATCAGGACTACCGGACATATCAACCATGTTGGCGTAACTGGCCGGTGCGGTATCCGAATCAACCGATGAATTATCAACTTCCAGCGAGAAATCATCGGTGATCTCGACCACCTGGAATGTTCGTTGCCTGCCAGTGTCCATGATCGGACTGCCATTGCGATCTTGCCACTGAATTGAGAACGTATGCGATGCCGCTGATACGCCGGTCTCTGCCCAAACCATTGATAAGCCATCTACTTCATTGGTTTGATCGCCACGATCAGAAAGGAACGGACCATCACGACTTCCATCAATCGCAAAGCGATACTCAGCAGCGGGATCTCCTACAGCGCCTAATACCTGCACACCAGCAATAAACAACAACAGCGAACCTGTCTGTGGAGTTTGCGCTTGCGATAGGTTAGCCATGTTGGACCAAGACGCGCTCGCGTTATCGGCCGCGCTGGTCGCTAGGTCAACAAGTATCGACGCATTGTCTTCGATCTCGACCACTTGGAAAGTGCGAGTGAAATCGGTGTCCATTGTCGCAACGCCAGATCTGTTCTGCGCCTGAACAGCAAACGTATGCGAGCCGGCGCTGAGTCCGGTAAGCGCGAACATCATCGTGAGACCACTAAACTCGTCCGACGCATCAGCAAAAGCTGACACTACCGGGCCGACAGGCGAGCCGCCGCTTGTGAACCGATACTCGGCACAAGCGTCACTAGAGGCATTCTGAATATGCACCAGCGACATCATCAGGAGCACAACGCTGTCAGTACCGGCAACCGTCACGGTGGACGACATGCCTGTAATATCAGCGAACGATCCAGTGACTACGTAAGTCGAGGTCAGGGATAGATCGGTGAGCAGATTAGCCATCTTTAGATGGGCGCATTCCGATTGTCACGAATGATTACTCTTGCCAATTTGCTGATGTAAAGCCTCAGATCTGCATTCGTCATGGTGCCGATATTCGGCCATTGCGTTTCCAGTGCAATGTAATCAAGCGTATCCTGATTGGCTCGATCCTGATCAGCTGTGTGCTGTGTAGCATCGTGACTGTTCAAAATACCACTGAGTATCGAGCCTTGCGGCACTGTCAGGGCAGTCGTAAAAACGAATCGAATCTCGCCGGGATCAGCAAAGTCTTCAACACCAGATACACCATCCCTCGAAATCAGTTTCGGTGCTGCAGTCGGTTCACCAACAAATCGTGAATTACCTTTCCTTTGGAAACCGGCTAAGAATACCGACTCAAAAGGCAACACTGACGCTACCAATTCCTCGGTTAGCAAATCTCGGTTGAAATCCTTTAATAGAGTGCGAATTTCGTCTGCCATGTTTAGCCTCCAAGTCCTAGTCGATGATCGTCTTCTGCATCAGTCAAATTCCCAAGCAAACGACTATCCCTGCTGATATCTCCTGCCCACGCTTTTGCTCGCCGGCCGGCTCGCCGTATCATCTGGTGGAGCCGGATACCGTCTTCATAAGTCACTTCCTTGCCCACTCCGTCAAAAAATAAACCGACCAACGGAGGGTTTACTCTCACTTCGTAATCCTTGACGTTCGGGACCAGTGTTGACCGACGAAAACCTTTATGCGGTCGTGGAGAATCATTGAGATCTTCGATATCCACATCACGCCAGAACGTAGCGGGCGCACGATCATACCGGGCTGCTTGCTTGCAGCCCATTCGAAGTGCCGCCGCGATTTTGAGCGCGGTTTGGTAGGGAACTGTGGGTCTTAGATCACCCAAGCGAATGACAACCAAATCCTGATTGTCATCCGCTCCCATCTGCGTGCGTTTTAGCAATGTTTCTTTCATTGTCGGGATTCCTTATGTGAAACATTAGTCTATCGACACATCGAGTGCGCCGATTGCAAACTGCGGATTGACACCGTTGTTGACGATCAGATCTACAGTCACTTGACCCCAAATCTGCGCTACACCAGCACCAGACGACGCAAAACCGAGAATAACATCAGTGATCGTAACCGGACCACCAGCTGTCATTTCACCGAATTGATTCAACACATCGTTATCAACCGTGCCGGTAAGAACTGTCCAGCCGGCCGTTGATCGCGCATTGGCTACGCGAGCATAACCTGTGTAGGTCGTTTCGCTGTCGGTTTGCAGAGTCGTCGTGTCACTGACCGCATCACCCGTATGCAACGAGGCGAATAAATCGCCCGGTGCTGCAGAAGGCAATAAACCGGCCGCATCACCGACATTCGGAAAAGTCGTATTGGTGAAAAAGTGATCGAGGAAATCGTCTTCCGCGAGATTAGTGAAAGCACTCATGCCTCACCTCCTGCTGATAATGCCATTGTGGTAGATGGCTTGAACCGTGCTTTCTTGAGCGTTTGTAGCCCGCTCAATGTCAAAGCACCATTACGGACCGCAGCTTCGGCAATTTCGAGATTGACACCAGTTGCCTGGGCGATCTCCAAATCTTTGACAGCCTGCCGCTGCGCTTGGCGAGCTACGGTGATTCGTTGGTTCATCTCCGCTCTCGCCAGCTGCAACGGCTGGTTGGCATAGAAGTCAGGGTAATCAATACCCTTCTTCTTCTTCGCTGCTATTCTTGCGAGCTGTGCATCTTTACGCGCCGCTCGCGCTTCACTGCTGATTCTCATTTCTTACTCCTTTAACGCGCAAGATTGCGCAACACATACACTCTTTTCGCTCATGCTTCGGCTCGCGTCGTAGCGGTGTCGATCAATTTAGTCTCGTCGTTACGATGGAACTTGTGCATGAACCTTAAACCTGTGTTCGATTTCGATAAAATTTCGATAATGAATTTTGTTCCAGCTCGCGCAAAATCGTGCGTCCACTGATTTCCTGTTTTGTCGATTGAAACTATTTGCTGCACAAGGCCAGTTCCGTCCCGACGCAAAACATGATCCCAATTACTAGACTGTTTCGGCGTTTCCGTTACATCGGCTTTCGGTTTTGATACAACGAGCTGCGGCGGCGGTAATTCGTCCGCATCCTGCATTTCCTTGAGCAGTTGAAACGGCCTTAATACTTCTTCCGGTTTCGTTTCTTGTGTTCCTTCTTCTTTCGGTTTTTCTTCATTTTCAACTCCGCTCAGTCGTTCCATAATCTCCGTCATTTTCCCCATGAGCGAATAAAACTCAGAGGCCGGAGCCGGTACTACATCGGCTCGAGTAGTTTCTCCCGACAAAGATTGGCTACCGTTTACCTCCGGCTCCGGCTTTTCCGGTTGTGAACCGAGCTTACGTATGACGCTTACGCCCTTACGCTTTTTCTCTCGATTCAAATCTTTTTGGCTAATCGTTCTCATAGACAGCTCTTTATGCGTTCGCAGGCTTGTTTACGTTTTTCGTTTTGCGTCAGCAATTCCTGTGCATCCCGTTCGATGGTGAAAACCTCACCGGTTTCTTCGACTTCAACTTCTTCCTCAAGGGAGATCCCTGCGAGCGAACGGCCGCGACGTTTGATGGCTCCCTGTGCTTCCATCATCAAGCCGATAACATCGTTTTCAGTCCACTGTTCAACAAAGCCCATTTTGCGAAGTATTTTCCGAATCCTGGCAACAAACTTTTTAATGATGGGAAGATTCGGAAAATGCTCTGCTCCGTGCGCGACCAACTCGTCGGCCATTTCGATTTTGTCTGCATCCTTGCCTACGTCCAGACCGTAAACATCGACAATTTCATCAGCCCGCTCCTGCAGCTGCGTCGGCACGTTGTTGGCGAGATCCAGAAGCATCGGATTCAACTCATCACCGAATGCGAGTTGCAATCCCGCATGTGTTACTTCATGGATGGTCACCCGGTTTGCATGAGGCGCATCCACCATTTTGTCAGAGAATAAATAAATGTCGCCGTTTTCAGGATTGGTGACGCCGGCCACATCTGTCTGACCTTCTCTTTCCATTTCAGCGACGATTTCAGCTGGCGCTTGCGTGTAATCATCGAGAACAGAAATATTAGCGCCCTCCACTGCATCACGCAGCCTCTTAGTATCCCGTTCTACCTGTGGCCGATCATAAGCGCGAGTTACCGCTTCTCGTTCTTCTACTACGTCGAGAGCTTCGTCTAAAGTTTCCAATTCCCTAGTAAATCTATCCAGATATTCGTCGGCCGTTTCTGCCTGTTCCGGCAACTTCCTGAGTGTTTCGGCTACCCATTTTTTATTGGGCGCATTGACTGATTCTTTTGCATCTTCGACGCGAGCATCAGTCCGAATTTTCTTGCTGTAACGGATTCCGCGTTTTGTTCGGCGTTTTATCTGCTCTTGCTTGCGTGTCGGTCTTACTGCTACTGCTTCACTTGCCGGACGTTTGGTCGCCGCTTTGTCGTAAACCCATTTCTTGAACCTCGCTATCGGCATTGTCGTGACCACACCGACCTTCCAGCCTTTCTCGTAATTGCGCTTGTATGCTTTTACCGCGTCCAGCTCGCTCGCGTACCCGAGCATGACCTTGTGCTCGTCAAAATTACCGTTCTCATCGACCTGATCAACGATGTAAACCTGATTATTAAAATCAGTCTGAATATCTGGATTGACGTTTACATCTACCTCATCACCATCGACACCTTCAGTGCCTTCAAATTCTCCGTAATGGCCCCACTGCCGCATACCGTTGCGTGACGTACCGTGAGGATTCTCGATCCTAATCGGCATAGTTTTGATTGTGATTGGTACTTTTTTGTATTCGCCAGTTCTCTGCTGCTCTTTTGACGGATACGGAAGATCACTCTCTGGCGACGTAGCCGCTTCCTCCCCCATCGTGTCCAGTTCTTCACGACTCGGCAGATCTTCAAACCCCGGGATTTCACCGAGTTCTTCGTCTTCGGTAAGTCCTTCGGCCTGTATCGCTTCACGTTCTTCGCGATCTTCGATCTGAGCTTCGGTTTCCGGCGTTGCACCTGGTTGGCGTATGTAGAAACCCGCAATTTCTCTGTCAGCAGTAAACCCGAGGCGACTATAGAAGCGATCCAGACCTTCACGCGGCGTCAGCTCATCTTCTCTGAGGCCCGGCTCAAGTCGGATCAGCAAACTGTTTTCATCAGCAAACTCGGACAGATCGCGTATGGCCTGAGATCCCTTTCGCTGATTCTGCATACCCACCGGCACTTCAATGTCGTAAAGCTCGATCTCGCCTTCGTTGTTGATCGCTACCTCAAAACTTTCCAGACCGTACTTCTTTCTGATCTTTTCTCCGAGCCTGAATAGCCGTTGTCCGATGGTGCCTTCGGCTTCCCCTGGTACTGCTGGCGCAGCTGGCGCAGCTGGCGCAACTGGCACAGCTGGCGCAGCTGGCGCAGCCTCGGGTTTCGGCATGTATTTGACTGTGTACTTCGCGCCTGTCTCGTAAAATCCAACACCTTCAATTATTTCTATCGTGCCTTTGTCCACCAATCCTTGTAGAGCTTGCCCGCCGACATTTCGCGCACTGAGATCGTTTACAAGCACTTCACCGTTTGGCGATATCTGTGCCAGTGCGACTGCCTTTACCAGTGCTTCTTTTTGGAGCTTGGTGAGTTTTTTCTTAGTCGCGTATTTCGCCTTGCGCTCGACCATATCCGCGACAGGCTGCGCAGCTGCTTCGTCAATTTCTGTTGTCGGAAGCGTGGCAACTGCATCCTTGATGCGTTGCGCGATTTCGATCTTCGTGCCTTGATCCGATATGCCTATGCGTATCGCGTAGGCTTGCAGACTGGTTTTATCCATCCTTGAAAATGACTCTGCCGAATCACCCAATATCCTGACGCGCAAAGTAGCCGGCATCCAATCCAGCTTAAATCGTTGATCTGGTGCTGCTGGTGCTAGTGCTGCTACTGCCGCTGTTACTGCCGTTGCTTCTTCGGCTGGTGTTGGTGCTGGTTCTGCTTGGCGTCGCGCCTTTACCGTTCCTTCTGCTGTGAGATCCCATTCTTTCCCGAGCACGAAATCCTTGCCGCGATACTTGACCCGGATTCCGTCATAGCCTTCTCTCGCTAGACGACCAACAGGCGTCGTCTTTTCATTGTATGTAGTGGTTTCGCCTTCGTATTCGTCTGCCGGGATTACTTCGGCAAATGAAAATCTTCCCATCCCGTACCCGGTAACAACGAATTGTCTGCCGCCCAGGACAACTGGTTTCTTGATCCTGCCCTCTGGGATAGTTGCTGCGGCAGATGTGTCGCTGGCTATTTGATCGAGATCGAGTTCCTGTATTTCTTCGGCCGACAATGGGAATTGGGCTTGTGGTTCAAGTGCGTCCTTGAGTCGTTGTGCCAGATCGTCAGCGCGAGGATGCTTTGCTCTTTTAAGCCGCCCAAGATCCGCGACTGCTATGTTGCGGTCCGTCGAATTTGATTCAGGCGTCAGTCTGCTGATTTGATCGCCCAGATCGTCAGCAACATCGTCCAGCTCCGGAACGTCGAACATATCGGCGGCTTCCGGTTCCATTTCCGGAGCGCCCTCAGTCTCCCAGACTATTTGCCAGCGACCTTCCTCGATCTCCGTCAATACCGCGACACGGTTGTCTTTTCGATAGGTCTGTTCGGCCGCATCGAATTTCCAGCCATCGGCAAAGAAAGCGTCTTCGAGATCGTTGACCTTTTCTTCAGTCGTTTCGACCATGCCGGTGTCGCCGGGAATCATTTCATCGACAATTCTCTTGCCTTCTGCCCGTTCAAATGCGATCTGTTCTTCTTCGGTTTGTGGTGCGCCTTCGACAGGTTTTTCTCGGATAACACCATCGCCTGCCGCTTCACTCTGCAGTATGGCCCGGACGAGATCTCGATTAGATTCGCCCTCCATGCGCTCCGTGATTGTTTCGTTATCCCCGTATGTCACCGTGACATTGCCGATGGTGTCCTCGGTGATGTGAGCTTCAACCCCATCGACTTCGATATCCCACTCACCAGCAATGCCTTCCTGTCGCTGAGTTTTTTGCGCGAGTTCGTCCAGGGCAGCTTGATATCGGTCCTGCTCGGCTCCGAACTGTGCGCCCTCGGCCGTGTACACCGGATTGCCGCCTAAAGTCTCCATGATGGCGTCAAGGGCCGCGTGAGGCTCCCCCTTGCCATGCTCATCAACTGCGACGAATCCAAGCTCTGCGGCCCACTCAGTAGCCTCATCAGGCGTCATGCCGCCCCTGCGGAATGCTCGTCTGCTGCCGTAGGCGTTTTCTGGCTCCGCAAATTCAGCCGGATCGACGCCTTCTGCCGCCCACGCGTCCTTATCCAGCCCGCGGCCCTTCGCCGCAGCGACGATGATGTTGTCTCGCCGCGGATTGAATGCTTTGGTGGTCGGCGGGATATCAGGCTTCGGTGGCTCGACCAGTTCATCTGGCATAACCGGTTCGCCCATCTTGCTCTTTTTGCGATCCGCAACTGTCGGTATGGGTTTCAGTAGATCTTCGGCCGCGCGCGTCTTTTGTTTTTCTCGCGCTTCCTCCATAGCTATGCCAAGCGTCGTAGTTGCACGACCCGCAGTCGGGACCGGCAAGCCGGCGACGATCTCACCTTCAGCCAGCTGTGTGCCTGACAGGAATAGCTCTGTTTCTTCCTGCCGCTGACCCTTCGGCGTCAATCGCTCGGCAAGTGATAAACCCCTCAAATGTGGTAATCGGCCTTTATCGAATTCTTGCTGCAGTGCTTCCAATCGCTGCATACGTTCTTCTTCGGCGTCGATATCCCAAATTTCCCGAAGCTCGTCTTCGTATTCTCGTTGCTGTTGCTGCGCAATGGTTTCCGGTTCGCCTGGCAACGAACCGCGATCCGCAGCTTCCCGCGCACTCCGCCTGCGGAATTCTTCATCTATCTGAGATTGCCGTTGCGCTTCGAGCGCCTGCCCACGTTCTTCTTCCATGATGGTCATGTCTTTGGCGCGCATGAAATCTGCTTCTTCGTCCATGTAATCTCGAAGCGCTTGGTCTTCTTCTTCTCGTTCGATCCGTTCCAGTTCGGCCAGTTCGGCATCGACGGCCGCATCGAGTTCGTCCTGCTCTGCCAGCGCGATTGCAGCTAACGGCGATTCTGCATCCGGTAATACTTGGCCTGTCGCATCGAGCGGCGTGACTATCCCTGCCGCCCCACCCATCATGCCGCCAGCCATCGCGCCGCCTACCGCTTCTTCGAGTACGCCTTCGTAAGTCGGCCTATCAAAGCCGGCTCGCTGCATGGCGATGTTCTCACCCCTTTTCTCAGCACCAGACTGCAGGAATTCCTGAGTGGCTTCGCCACCAGCTCCAATACCGATAGATTTGAATCTGGTTGTGCCGCCCAATAACGGATATTTACGAGCGTACCCGCCGACGATTGCGCCTAATGGTGCTGAGAGAATGAATGTCGAAACCATGTTCCGATAGAAAGTGTCGCCGGCGGCTGCTTTCGCCAAGATCTCTTTGGCCCTTCTGGCGCGTTCGGCCGGATCGGCATTTTCGAGTGCCAGGTAAACAGCCCGGAAATCGGCGTTTCCCATCAGATCTACATGGCTCATTGCCATGATTTCTTCTTCGACGCCTGCTGCGGATCCCGGCGCGGCTACCCCAGACTCACCGAGGCCGTATCCGATCGCACCGGCTGTTCTGGTCGGAACCTGAACCGTTGTTCCGGCTGCTGTTTGCACGGCCTTCGTCATGCCTGCTGCCGCCAGCCCGCGCGTGAGTATAGATCCGACACCCATGCCGGCCGCTGTGCCGAGCAGCGATTGAGCGGCGATCAGCTTGGCCTTGCTCCACTTATTGTTTGTCCAGAGCTGGCCTTCGTCGCGGGAAGTGAACTCCGTGGACATTGCCCGTTTGGCTTGCGGCGACAGATCGTCCATGAATGACTGAGACAGATCCATAGCGCCTGCCTGTAGCGATTCGCCCCACTCGAAGTTATTGAATAGCCAGCCAACTCCCGCGCCGATCTGAATACCACCGGACGCGACCATCTTTCCGTAGTCGCTCCACAACGGATCTTCTTCTTCCAGAATCGAAGTTAGAAATTCTCGCTGTGTACCCGGATATTGAGTGAAGACGTTGCGACGTTCGCCCGGCCGAAGCTCATCGTCAGGAACATCGAATTCGCCTGCCGCATAACGGTCGTCATATTCCTTCTCAAGTTGTTCATATCGGGAAGCCATTATTGTAGTTCGGGGGGAACTTCCTCATATTGTGCCGGCGCGAACAAATCCGAAACCGCTCGCGAGCCTCTGGATATCGCTCCACCAACTGCTTGCGCACCTTCTGTTGCCAGATCAAGGCCCGCTGCACCAAGCTCACCTACCGCTTGCGCACCTTGACGCACTATGCCGGCCTCTTTAGTCATTCGCATTTCGGGTGGACTCACAGGTCTTCTGGCGATATCTGGCACTTCTATTTCTTCCAGCTTTTCACCTGGCACAGTGACTTTGCGCTCTGCTCGATCCCCTCGCGATCCGGGTCGAGTGTACGAAATGCCCGCGCCACCACCTCCGGCTCCGGGTCGCGCCCACGGATCCGATTTAACGCCAAGACGTTTTTGCACTGCTTCTGAGTAGTAGGGATAACTGCCTCTGCGATCCATTACCCAAGTCGCCAGATCTTCATTGGCGTCGAGCGTCATTTCCGTCATGTAGCGAACCGGCAAATATCCGTAAGTAAAAATGAAATCATCTTCCTGATTCGTGTCGCCAAGACCTTCTTTAATGAAAGTGTCTTCCACAAAACGACGTTTTTCCGGATCTGCAATCGGCTTGATATCTTCTGGCTTCGTACCGGCCCGGATCATCATATTGCCGTCCATCATCCACACATTCGGGTCGTTTCCTCGATAAGCCCATACCGGGCCGGGTTGTAATACACCGTCTGGACCCATCGTCGCTTCGCCAAACGTAACGTCCCAACCATGTGCGCTATATTGGCCTGCGCCAGCACCAAAACCGCCGCCTTTCGCGCCTGCGACAATGAGAGCCTTGTCAATTTCGGTTTCGTTATCCAGCCAGTTTCGATGTTCCAAAGAAGCCAATTCAGCCGTTTGCAAAGACTCATCCTGCGTATATCGGAGCTTCGCAGCTTCGATTGCTTCTCTGGATGCAATTTCAGATTGACCAGTTTCGTACTCACTTCGAGTTGTAGCCATGCCAACATCGAATTCCTCACGACTTGTCGCCCGTGTCTCCGCAGCTTTGTCACGTTGCAGCTGCAGCTGCAGTTGATGAGCTTGCTCGTCGTCCTGCAAACGGGTTTCGCGCTCGCCTGCGGCGTGTCTTTGCATTCCTTCGCCAGCACCACCGATTGCGCCTGCTAAAGCTAGACTACCCATTGTAGAAAGCCTCATGTTGTTGTTTCAGATCGGCAATACCTTCGCCGCCTATGCCGGCAATAAGAGCTTCGGCTTCTTGTTGCTCCATACCGAACATCGCCTGCACACCTTCCCAGACAGCCCCCATGATCACCTGTAATTCCCGATCACCGTACTGCATGTTGTGACGAGCTTCGGCCAGCTCCGTTAGCCGCTCGACCACTTCTACTGAGAACTGAGCAACGACACTTTCATCCATCTGCAGTTTTTCATCCATCTGCTGAATCAGCATAAGGCTGGCCTTCGTGGTCGAACCGATCTTATCGTCAGGAACGATCTGATCGACCATTGCAGATGCCATCTTGTCGTTCTGATATAGCACTTGCGCCAATGCTTTCATCGCACGTTCGTACTCGGCCTGCTGTCCCGGTGTCGCTTCTACTTCGTTCATACCGGGTGGCATGTGGCCTTCGATAGCAGGAGCATTCGGATCAACCTGTTGCACACCTCCGGTAGGTCTGCCGCGACGTCCACCTGGCATTGTGCCTGCGGCTTGTTGACCACCCTGTTCCGGCGCTATCTGTCGTGGCGGTGGTGTTGCGCCTGCTCCGGGCGGTGCTACTGGTGCTGCTCCGGGCGGTCCCGCGCCCGCTCCTGGTGGCGGTCCCGCGCCCGCGCCCGGAGCTGGTGCGCCGGCCTGTGCTGCTGCTTGTGCCAGTTGCGGAGCTACCGGAGCCGGTGCGCCACCCTGTTGTGCTGCTGCTTGACTTAGTGCGGGCATTATTGTCCTCCCCCGCCGATGAACGGCACTGACGGTGCGTAATTTTCAATGGCCCCTTGAGAAAGGCGATTCGCGTATATGGCAGGCGCACCCGCTAGACCTCGCGGAGGACTGTATCGCTCTGTGCGCTGTCGGCTTGACTCGATACCGATCATCCCCGGATCGTTCGGGTTGCGCCACATATCATCAATGCGTCGTTGTTCGGCGTAATACGCATCGTCGCGTTTGCCTTGATAGTAACCTTGCATCGCGCCTCCAATTATTTCTGTTCCGAGATCTGTATTGGCCCATTCCCATGCTTTGTTCGCGGCCTTCGATAACCAATTACCGCCTTCTTTTATCGGAGTGCCAAAACCCTGCGGTGCGGCTGCTGTCGGTTTTGCCGCCATTCCCGTCATTGCTTTGGTAGATGTTCCTGCCGGATCAATCCCGCCCGGAAGCACGCTCGGAGTGGGTGGAGGTGTAGTACCCGGTAGAGGTGTACCCGGTGCGCCCGGAGTCATGCCGGGAATTGCGCCCGATCCTGCGCCCGGACCGCCAGCTGTCGTAGCCTGTCGCATTATGTCGCCAGTCGGACCCGGACCCATCGCCATCGAGCCGCGAGCAACTTCGCCGCCGCCCGGAACATTAGCAGCAAGCAGATCACCCGGATTAACCGCCCCTCCTGCCTGCAGCTGCGCCGCTGCGCCACCTGATCCAGCTTGCACTCCCGCTTCAACTCCCGTACCCGCTGCTAACTGTTCACCACCTTTAGGCTTAATTCCGAGTGCTGATGAAAGAAACGCTTTGCCGCCTGCAACGAATTTGCCCATAAAACTAGCGCCTTCGCCTGCCGCTACGCCCCAAGCAGAAGCACCAGCCATCAAGGAAGTACCCAAAGTAAACACCGACATTGCAAGCATTAACGCCTTGCCCCAACCTGTATTGAGGATCTTGCCGAGCGGTTTTAATATCGGCGAAAAGATCGTCATAATGCCGGTGAAGACACTCGTTATTCCTGACCAAATACTGCTAAAAAATCCCATTTCACCACCTACTTAGTTATACAAAAGATATGCACCGACGCATCTCTTAAAGCCAATACGCTCGGCGAGCAACCACGCTCGCGAATCAACGTATTTAGAATCAGCAACAAACCCGGCAACTTGAATCGCTCGTCGGGATTGCACCCATATTTTGAAAGCTCGCAACAACTTCGCTCCGTCGCCGCGTCGTTCCGAATACCACAAAGGCACAAAGCAATTCTTGCGTTGCGCCCACAGGTTTTCACTGGTCAAACCGATCAGCACACCCTTCAAGCCTTCGTGAGGACTTTCACTTATCCAGGCGAAGTGTTTTGCCGAACTTATCGCCTGAATGATGCCTTTGCGGATCTTTACGAGATCAGGCTTTAGCTGCGGATATTGCGAAGATAAAGCTATCGCGAGATCGAAGATCGCGTCAACATCAGCCAATATTGCTGGTCTGATCATGCTGCTACCCGGTCCTTTTCCCACTCGACAAATGTTATGTCTGTCTTGCCGTTCAAAGAGTCGATCAACCACTCATCCCATTCAGTGCCGCCAAAGGCGTCGTAAGCCTCGTCACCAAAATCTAGGAAGATTTGCCCGTTCTCACCAATCAGCCTGTGACCTTCATTTATCACGGAGTACAGAGTGTCAATCGTTTCGATTCGCGGATATCCGGCATCCTTAATGAACATCCATTCCTCATTGTCCTTCTTCATTACATGCGAACCGGTCACATGAACGCCATCTACATCGAACCATTCTTCTGACAGACCATCGCCAACCATAAGCGCATTAACCGTACCGCCGACTGCCATTTCATCGCGAAGTTTGATTTCTTCGACCTTCTTGAGTGAACCGTCAGCCATGCGGAAGCACGTTCCGGCTTCGAAACACATAGCACCAGTGCCATCGCCGCCAGTGCTAGTGTCGCTTACGGAAAAATCCCAATCGAAATCATTTATTTCAGCGATCATTCGCATTGACGCTTCCAACTGCGTCTGTATGTGTTCCAATGCCGTGGAGACCTGAGCAGGCGTCATATCCGGATCGTCCATGACCGCTGCCATCGCATTCAAAGCCCCTTCGTATATCTGACCGGCCGTTGCATTCGTCTGAATCAGCACGTTGTACGTTCCGTTGATGTTCGCAATATCAGCCGCACCCATGTTCACAAGGAACTGCTTATTGATCTGCGTGATGTTATCCATGATCTGCGCGTTGAGCGCATTCCGGGCATCTGCCACAGCCTGATTTTGCTGGTAATCAATATCGGCCTGCTGTGCTTCCGCATCCCGCTGCAACTGTGCCAGCTGCATATTGACTTCATTTATCGCTTGCTGATTTCCCTGCTCGATTGCAGTTTGCAATTCTGCTGTTAATCGTATGGCCTGATTCAGCTGATCGGTATTGAAGATGTTCAGATCTTGTCCGAGTGTCGCTTCGATCTCCATCAACTGATTTTGCTGCTCGGCCGTGAACTTGGACGCATCCTGCCGCATTAACGTGTTGTCCAAGTCACGTTGTAACGCCTGCTGCGCATTCTGTAAGGCCATTGGCAGTGCGCGATCTACCAGCGCACCTTGCGCCGCGCCGACTGCCATCGAGGTGTTCTGCAGGCCGCGCGCATTCGCTGTCCGCATTGCTTCCTGACGGGCGCGTTGCATGAGCGGACTGTCTTGCTCGAGTATCCTGGCAAGCTCCATATCAGCTCTCTGCTCGTCCGTGAGTTCAGTTTGCTCGGCATCAATGCCGCCCCCGCCAACATCGAGTGTTTCCTCGATCCGCCCCGTACTGGTATCGGCCTCGACAGTACCCTCGACAGCACCCACATCAGGATCGACCAGAGCGGTGTCTGCACCGGTTGGATCGGGAACGTCAATCGGATCCGCGGCGACAACGCCGGGATCTTCCGGATACAAATCCTGCACTGTCGTGTCGTCCGCTACAGTGCCGCCGCCCATTCCTCCACCACCGCCGCCACCGCCGCCGCCGCCTTCGTCAAAAGGAATTGTCGGATCATTTGGATCGTCTATACCTACTGGATCTGGCACTGGTACATCTCCTGTGTCTGTCGGTGGCGGCTCGACTGGCGGAATCGGATCAACCGGTTCGGTTTCCCCATTCAGATCGGGTATAACCGTTGAACCGGTGTCACCGCCCATGCCGCCCATGCCGCCCATCCCGCCCATGCCGCCGTATCGTGGCATTATGGATTCTCCTGCTTCATGTTAGAAATCCCCAACTTTTTGAACTGTCATCCAAGAACCTTCTTTAAGTACCACGGCCGTAGCATTGGAAATATTCTGCGCCCATGTGAATTCGATAGTGCGAGCGCCAGCGCCACCAGTGGAGAAGTAAACATATCCCGTATAAGTGAAGGAATATTGAAACACCCCATCCAAATCCATCGTGCCGCCATTGCCTTGATCGGTGGACTCACCAAATATCGCCACGCCACCAATAGTCGATGTTTCTGGTGCATACGTGAATAACGCTTGAATTATCCTGCCTGTTGCGCCATCCAGCGCGTATTTCATGTCGATGCCGGCAGCTGCACAAGTAACGTGTCCGTGAATCGTGACAGCGTAGTAGGCAGTGCCATCGACTGTAATCGCAAGGTCTGGATCGTCAGCAAGTGTTGTGGTGGTGTCGCGGGAAGTGTCTGCCTTCTTCACCGCTACTTGCAGGCCGGGAAGATCCGATTCAGTCAGCACCCGCTCTAGTCCGCCGCCAGTCAGCAGATTGCTGACCGTGACGCCCCCAAGCGCGGAAGTTGTGGTCCGAAGAACTACAGTATTATTGTGAGCAACATCGGCAAAACTGTTGACTTGCGCCCGGAATGCCTGCTCGCCATTAGTGAATCCCAATCGCACCACGTTCGCAGCATTGAGTTCGACCTGTCCGCTGCTGGCGTCGTAACTGAATGCAATCACATCAGCGCCGGTCCCATCCTCTTGGACTATATTGATCTCGCCCAGGTGATCCTCATTACGGATCGTTAAAATATCGCTCGCTTCGTGTCCTATGCGACCGCGAACTGTGCCGTCTTGATGTGAGAAATGTATTTGTCGAACTTCGGCATCAGTGTTGCCATCGGCATACAAAACAGCTACACCACCGGCAGCTGTGGCGAATCGTTTTATGTCGTTGTAATAGGTCTGAACCGCGCCGCTTCCTATTGCCTGTATCGCGTTTGCCGCACCTGCGTTGACCAAAAGTCTGAGACTTGTTACTGCGGATATATCGGTAACGCTGTTTGGATCGCCAACGAAAAATGTTCGAAGTGTGCCGCCCGTACCTTCACCAGTTAATCGGACTTCGCCGCCGTGCATTCGATTGCTAAGTACGAGGTCGTTCGAAGCGAAATAACCTAGCCGGCCGAGCAGATCAGTTTCATCGGCATCCCAAATCTCATACGCGCCCGTAACGGCTTCTGCCGCTGGCGGCGTCGCCGTATTGATATCAGCCAGGGCGATAACAGGAGCAGTGAGTGATCCACTGCCGCCGCCACCTGTGCCACCGAACAGTAAGAGAATGTGACACTTGGCATTGTTGCCGAAGATCGTGCCGCTCGCGTTCACCGTGCCGGCTACTGAGTACCAGCCGGTGTTGTCCACGTTCGCCGTGACATCAAACAGAATGAACTTCGTAGCGTCGTCGTCCTGCTGAATGTAGATCTGATCGCCGGCACTGAGGAAGCCGAGCATGTTGTCGAAGTCGTTGTTGTTGTCGGTCGTGCTTGAGATAAACAACTCGGTGACGGACGCCGGCGTAGCGTTGTCCATGCGGAAGTCGCCGTTACCGGGATCTGCTTCTGCAGTTGCATTATCGAACCTGTATTGAGCAACAACAGCCGCGCCGCCACTACTGATATCCGAATCAGTCAGAACACGCTCCATGCCCACGCCTGTGAGCGTGTTGTTGACTTCAAGTCCACCCAATGCAGCTGTGATTGTCTGAGCTGCATCGCCGCCAGATCCGCGAATAATTGTTTGAATCGTTGAATTGCCTACTTTGAATCCTGTGCTCGGGCCGCTGGTTGGGAAGGGCGTACTGTCTGGTGTGATGCTGCCAGTTCCGGTGTACCTGGCAGTGCCAATCGTCAAGCGAACATCGTCAATCCAACCGTCAAAGAAGTCGGTTCTTCCAATGCCATCCGATTGACCAATACGAAGCGGCGCTGCTGAACCGCCCATGTCGGTAGCAGCAGCCCCGAAATCGCTAGTCTCTTGGTTGCCATTCCAGTACGCATTGATAGTGCCGCCCGTTCGAGTAATCGCCCAGTGAAACCAAGTGTTGAGCGCGACACCGCCGCTGATCGTGCCTAATTCTCCCCATCCATCACCCGAGAGGCTTAATCGCGTACCAAAGACGTCACGAATGATCTCAAGTCGGATCTGTTCAACAAGGCCGTCATCCCAAATTGAAACCATGCAATAACCGGGATCATTGGAAGAACCGACTGCTGGCAACGAAGCTAATCTCGCATATCCTTCCAAAGTCCAATCGCCAGTGCCAAAATCGAATGCGGGAATATCAGGGAAACTAATGAAGCTATCGAGTGATCTGTCGAGAAACAATGAAGATGTGCCGGACTGGAATTGTGCTGTATCAAGCTCCGCGCCACCCTCAAAAGTCGCGACTGCAAGATTAAGTGAAACTTCAGTGTACGAAGTCGCACCATCAGAACCCTCCATATCTGCTGACGCTTCAACCTCAGTCCAAAATGTATCGCCACCCCCTAGATCTGCTGTTTCGATCAATGTTTGCTCTGTGCCGGTATCGTCTTCGATAGCTACTAGAAAACCGCCACCGTGCATGAAGTTTTTTAGAACAAGCGTATTGCTGCCTTCAAATCCTAATCGTTGCAAAATGTCGGTTTGATCCGCATCCCAGATTTCATGCGCGCCCGTAACGCCTTCTGTTGTCGGTGGCGTTGCGGTATTGATATCGGTGAGTACCCGGCCGCTTACCGCTGTCGCCAATGCTTTTTGCGCCCAATGGAATGCTGAGAAATCCGTAGTGCCATTGCCGCCAGCTGCGGTAGAAACCGGAACATCTTCCGCTTTGATCGCCCATTCTTCGGCATAGCCGACTTGAATAGCACCCTCGGTTGACGCGGATATTACGTACTGCACATTTGTGGCGTCGTACCGGATTTCGTAGAGCCGGCCCGATACGATCTCGCCGCCGCCCAAAACTGTGCCAGTCCAATTCACCAGAGCGAGTGCGCCGATGCCGTCAATGTTCAGTGAGGCCGAACCAGTGTTTGTGTGAGTCGCAAAGAAGCGAACACCGTCGCCATCCTGATTCGAGGTCCGCGTATCAGGCATGGTCACGATATAGGAATTACCCGATCCGGACTCAGGTGCAAAGATCGCCGTGTCTGTCGTCAGCGCATCCGAATCACCTGGCAAAAGGTCAAACGCGTTTTGGAGCGACTGAAACTGAATATTGTTGTCGCCAGCGCGAGCCTTCGTGAACGGCGTGAAGTTGGGATCAAACTCGTAATAAGGATTGGTGACAGTCAACGCTGCAATCTCCTACGGTCATAATGCACTGTGATGCCTTGCATTTCCCAAGCTGCTGCTTTCGCTGATTCATTGAATATTAGAAAGCTGACATTTTCGCCTGTGCCGGATAGATCTGCGCGGGCTGTAGCGATAGCAGTGCCATCCCACAGAAAATCGTCCCAATTTACGTCATTCCAGAAACCACCACCGCCGAAAATATCGACTTCCGCAATATCCACAGTCTCTAAATCTGTAATACCACTCGAAACTTCCGCAGTGCTGTAGCTCAAGTCTTCGGAAAATTGGAGTGACAAAGTTTGTGGCGCATTCAGTTCAAGGTCCGCTCGCCGGAATCGCTTGCGGAGCGTAGGCGTACCGAGGTGATTAAATGCTGTGCGAAGATATGATGAAATTTCTTCACCGTCGAAATTCTTGCCAATCTGATCCTCAAATACGAACCCTTCATTGATCGGATCGGTGGTGACAAAATAAGTACGCTCTTTACCTGTTTCGTCGTCAGAGTTGTAAATCATGGCGACTGTAAAGTCATACGATCCGAATCCGAATTCTGCCGGCGACTTCGCGGTACGCCTGCGAACCTGTGTCTCAGTTTGTGTGCCGGCCGGGATATACATGATCAGAAAACTATTGTCGTCAAAGTACAGCCGGAATTGATTTGATTCACGCACAATGCTTGAGTCGGTAAATCGCGGACGTTGCGCAGTGACGAGCGGCTGTACTTGCTGTGACACCGTAGCCGATATGAAATCACCGTACTGATCGGATCTGGCGACACTGGTAATGCCGAGATCATCGAGCGAATAAACCGTGTCGATCTTCTGAGATCCAAACAGCAGACTGCCGGATTGTTCTGCCACGATCCTGAGTTCCCAATCTGAGGACGATGTGCCATACAGGCCGCGAGTCTCACGCGTGGTCGAGAGCACCAGTACGTTACCGACAACACTGTTCATGCCCGTCAATTCATCACCCAAACCGAACTCGGCAGCCCCGAGAAAGCCGCTCCAAACGAGCGGTTCACCAACTACAGAGTGCTGTGCGGAGCCGCCTTCGAATGCCAAAAACAAATGATTTCGATGTTCTTCGATCAGGAACGGCGTGTTGTTGGTCGGGGGATCTCCGGTTGCCGGGTTTATCGGCATCAGGATCGGAGATACGATATCGGCATTATCAATCTCGAATGCTGGATCGACACCGTTGCAACCATAAACTCGATAGGTCGCCGAGCTGGCAAAGTAGTTATGATTGATGAATTGATAGACACCGCCCGGAGAAAAAGCAAATGTCGAATTCACACCATCAGCATCAGCAACTTGTGTTAGCGCGGGAGACTCTAATGCTTCATTATCTGTAAATGGACCGCCAGCCACACCAGTCAGGACATAATATCCCTCACCAGACCCGTCATACGCGTTTGAACCACCATTCAATACAATCCGATGAATGGTCCCGGTTGCTCCACTGCTACCTCCGGTCAGAGTATCGCCTTCAACAACGTCTTGACCAGCTGCTAAAGCTGCATCGAAGCGGATTGTCTCGGCCATCGTGATCGGAGCGGTATCCCATCCCGATGTGGTGGCCTTGTGCAGGATTCCCGCAGTTACGCCTACATTGTCGCGAATCGCGTAAATATCGGCGAGGCGCTGCCACACTCCGCTGGACTGTCCGGCTCCTGGTACTTCTAAAATGTCGTCCCGATATACATTCTCCGCTTCGAGCAGGAAGGTTTCTTCCGTATCAACGTCCGGCGCATACAGTGAGATCGGATCTGATTCAATAGTGAACGCGCCGACGTTGCACGTTTCAGTGTCCACAAACGTGCCGACGACTTTGGTCACACCGATGGTGTCAGATCCAAAAACACCGCCAGCAGCACTGTCATCGTAAATGCCACACAGAACCCCGGTGGCGCCAGAAGTATCGCCAGTGATTACATCACGCAACGTGAGGCCGGCTATATCATCTACATCGAATCCGTCGAATAACGCATCAGAAGGTTTGGGCCTGCCGTCGAATCGCTCATAGCCGGGAATGCGTCGATAGCCGCCCTGATACCACGGCTCGAAATTGACCATGCCGATAGCACGACCAGGAGGGATGGAAAGTGCCGGCGTGACAATATCCAGTCCACCCTCAAGCGGATAGTAGCTCGTCTTGGTGACAGCCCTACGAGAGCGTAGTCTGTCTTTAACCGGGTAAATCAGATCGGCCATCGCTACTCCGCGATTACTTCGATCACTGCTCCCGTATTGAATCGTGAATGCTCTTGATTCGGCAGCTGATCGTTTTCCAAAAGGGCCAGCTGCTCGACGTAAATTTCTTCGCCCTGATCTTTGATCTCAGGTGCGCTCTCGAAATTCGCGTACAACATCATAGCCCGACCCAATATCGCCTTGTGATATTCCTCTGGAATAAGCGATACGTCCGAATTCGCCGCCAGTAAGGTGGGCTTGTCGTAGTAATCTGCTTCGATAGTGTAAGCATCGTCCGGCACTGGATCGAATTGCAGATTGTTGTCGTTCAAAACAATGGCGCGACTCGGAATATCAGTCTCCGCTATCGGCGTCAAAATTTCGGTTTTAACCTTGTCGTATTCAACCGCACTGAGCGGATTCTTTTCCGTAGCTCCCGGCTCAATGAGCTTGAATGTTTTGAAATCCCAATACTTCAATAGCGCCGGTTTGGTAGCAGTCGGCGTATCGGCAATGGTCGCAACACTGTACTGCTGATACAAATATTTCCAGTTGACATATTTCAGCTGAATATATTCGTCGGCTTCTTGAATCCAAAGAGCAAGCCGGCGAGCCTCGCCAGTCAGACCTGTCACGCCTGCGGGCGCAGTTCCAGCTGCACCCACTTTGTAGTGCAGATCATCGACCAATTCGAGGTACGTGCTCATTCCGCGTGTTCCTCCGCTGCTAATGCCTCTTTGTTTTCTGCCAGAGCATCCTTCACTTCACCTGGCATTTCCGGTTCCTTGAATCCTTTCAGTTTTTCGCTGGCGCGATCCTTCGCGCTTTTCTGCTCTGCCGTTTGTTCCTTTTGCCGAACTGGTTTGCTGGCATTGGATTTTGCGGCTTTACCTATGTACTCATGGCCTACCGAAAATATATCGCCATTCTGCACAAAATGAACATTGCCTTTTATGTCTCGGTGCTTTTCGTAATCGCTGTCGGGGTCGAATACTTTCATCGTCGTTTTCCTTTGGCTTGTGCTTTTTCTTTCTTCCAATCAGAAAGTTTGATCATGCGGAATCCCTTCGCGCCCCCACGGACGCGAACGAGCGGATCCGCTACCGGTGGTTTACTTTTTCGCTTTCTTTTTGCCATACTTCTTGTCGTATTCTGATTTGGTCAGAAGCTCGACAAAGCCGCCCTTGCCTACGGTTTTCATCGTAGGTTCGGCTTGAATGGCTGGTTTCGGTGTTGGCTCGGGATCTGATTCAGTCACACTGACACTGACTTCCTTTGTGACGTTTTCTTCACCCTTCGTATGCGAAACATTTTTCGCCTTCACTTTCTTCTTTGCCATTTTCAATATCTCCTGTGCGGATAGTTATGAAGATCCGTGCAAAGCGGCGCGGGATTATTCGTGCCTTCGTGATTCGGCACACCTGATCGTCCCACGGCAAGTTCGGGGATGGTGCTTCGCGGCACATCAACAATGTCCTGGCTGAAATTCTCATACAAGGTGTCGATTGACTTCTGACCAGAGCATCCGTCTTCGATGCAGGCTTGAGCAGTAAATTGAGCTTCGACACCATCTGCCATGTTGTCCTCATCGACCATGTTCGGGCCAATGATCAGATTGTCGTTCGTGTACTCGCTCATTTTCGGAACGGGAACTCTATATTTCGGCATTACATTTCTCCGGTTAAAGAGATCCGGGGGGAAAGGCCCCCCCGGATCACTGCGATCAGCACATCGTGAACGTGTGACCTTTTTCCTGCACCGACTTAGTGCCTCTCGGACCCACGATGCTAGACCGTGGATTACCCGAGTTAGACACTTGGTTGTTGATCTCGAAGTCGAAGATAGATTCGCTGTCGAAATCCGCTCTGGCTCCCAAGCCATCACGAACTCCAACGGAATCATCACTCATAAACGAGCCTCGAACCGTTGATGCCTTGTGCGCGGGCGCTACATACTCGCCCTTAAAACCACCACCGTGGCCTGCTTGTACTCTCATGGCATCTACCTCCCGGTTAGAACCAGTCAACTTTAACGATCAAATCCACCGCACCGGCTGTTGCACCGCCGTCACTCGCGACTTCAATCGTCGTGTCTGCCGTCAGCTCGACGTCATTGACTCCTGCGACTTCCTCCGCACCAGCCGCCTTAATTTCGGCGTCGGTCTGACCGCCACCGAGATTGGCTGCTAATATGGGAATGGAAACCGACGCCGGCAGGGTTGCCCCATTGACGCCAACAGATACCAATGCTGCCGCAACTGTCACACCGGTTGTAACCAGATATTCGATTCCTCGAACTCGTCCGGTCTTACCAGCTGGTCCGGCAATGCGACCAATGACTGCTGCTGCTGACACAGTTACAGCGGGAAACCGATAAGTTCGGCTGTCCGCATTGTCATAGAAATTTTGATTCCGCATGATTAAGCCTCCCTATTCAGTTGAGTCCCATTTGATGATGCGCGCTTGCACAGCATCAGTGTGGACAATCCCGTAACCCAAGAGTGCGTACCAGGCGATGCCCCGAGAACGACCGTAGTCGGTGGGGATCTTGCCTCGAATTTCCTCTTGAATCGAAAACGCCTCGACGACAGTATCGGAGCCGAAGAAGAAAATGCCATCGGATAAAGCCCAACCTTCCGATGCAATATTCGTCTGCTCGCAATACCTTATGCCTTCGTGGCGACCCTTTTCGCCGTTCATAATGACATGCCAACCTTCAGTGACAAACTGATGGATAGCTTCGAGCGAATCCTTCAACGGGCGAAGGGTAGTCGGTCGAGCGATAGCCATATAGTTGTTACCGTCGAATGTTGGAATATCCCGCTCGGTCAGCTCATCGGCGAAAATCTTGCTGTGGTCGTCATTGAACGCGTTCGTTGGCGCTCCCGAGGGAACTCCATTGGTCGTGAACGTGACGGCCGTAGCCGATGTACTAACTCCGCGTAATGGCGTCAACTCGAACTGCGCATTTGCAGCTGAATCGAGCGCCTTCCGGGCGTCGTTCTTCAGGACTTTGTGAATGATTTCCGTTACCGGATGCTCACTCAAATCGTCCAGTTTCTTCGTGTATGGAACACTGTTGCCGAATTCCGTCACCGTCAAACTCGACTGCGTGATTGTGAAATTCGATTCAGGCATTACATCAGTTTCGTTCAGGGTTCCACCCTGGTCAGCAACGTCTGAATAAATGTTCCAGTTGAACACATCGCCTTTGCCTTTTCCGAATGCCTCTCGGGCATCACAAAACTGACGAAAGCGCACCATTGGCTGTAAAGCCGTTCTGAGCTTGCGGCTCAGATTGGGTGACCACATGAAGCCACCCAAAGCGTTTGTCTGCCAAACTTGTCCGGCCATGACAATTCCTCCTTAGCTTCAAAAAATGCTAGGTAGGTTGCCCCCTCGATGCCTTCAGTTGTGCAAAGGCTTCCTGCGGTGACTGTTCAGTTTCAACATCATCTACAGGTTGCTCATGCACAGCTGCACTGGCGACTGTGGGGATCCTGACTAGCTCCGATTTACGATCTTGACGATGGTCTTGGGTGGGAGGTTGCGGTAGCACACCGATGTTTTGACTGCCGGGTGGTAGCGGATCCGGGGGATCTGGCTCAACACCCTTCAGTTTATTCACCCATGCGCGTGTTCGCTTTCCTGCTTCGTCCATGACTTGAGAGATCGGCCACGTTGGGTTTTCTCGCTCAATTTCGTCTGTCATGTTGTCGGCCATCTTGTACAACGCAGGGTCGCCCATAACGTCCGGGTAGTCCTCCTGAAATTTCACATATCCAGTTCGAACATCCTTCGTTTTTTCGACATTCTGAATTGCACCTACGGCTGCTTGCGCTGCCTTTCTAACGATAGCCCGCTCGTCCACTCGGGGTTGCATCTGTGCCGTAGGGGTAACAGATCCACGAAGTTTGACTAGGGTTTTCGCCAGCTTTCTAGCAGCATCTTCCTCAGTGCCGGTAAAAGCAGTGCTGAAGATTTCTTTCGCCTCATCGTAGAGGTCTTCCTCCGTCAGATCCGTTTGAGCGGGTACTGACGATATTACTGCTGGTGCTGTTGCCACGCGTTGTGCCAGGGCGGCTTCATTTGCCGACATAGCCACTTCACGTTCGCTCACTTGTTGATGCAAACGTGTAGCTTCATTCATACGAATGGCAGCAGCAGTTCCTATCTGCAGTTCGCGTCGCGCATCTTCGAGCGGGATAAGCCGAAGCTGTCCGTTCACTTTGGTGGAAAACATCGGTTTTCCATCCTGCATGACGATGTACTCAGATAGCGGATCCGCTGCCACATCTGCGGGTAGCGGAGCCGGTTTTGGTTCGGTTGGCGTGTGCATCGGTTGTCGTGATGCAGCGCCATCGGGATCGGGGGCCGGTAACAGGCCAGCTTCAATAGCTTCCTGATTAGCGGCCTTAATTTGATTGTCGATCCGGGCTTGATTTGCGGCCAACCCCGGATCAGCCTCAATGGATTCTTGTATTTCCTCGATACGATTTGCTTCCATGCGCTCAGACATAGCGGCAATCGAAATGTCGCGTGGACTTTCTTTGACAATGACTTCGTTGATAGCGAGATCTGGATTAGGCTGCTGCGTCGGCTTCGCTACTAGCGGTGACTGCGCGCCCTGTTGGGTAGCTGTGTTCATGTCATTCTCCTACTTCTCGATAACCTTCCAGTTGCGTTGCCGCATTCTGGCCGTTTTGTACCGCCTCGACGCACCACTGCATAAAGTGTACTGCCGCCCAAGCGTTCGCCTTTAATCTCATGTACTCTTTTTTGCCTTCGTAGCTGTACGGGTCGATATCGAACATTTCATCCCGACATTTATCGTATTCAGCATGAGCACACCCGTGTAAAAATTTGCCAACAGAAGAAACCAAAAACTGCCTGACTTCTTCCCCAATAACGGCTTCCGCAAAATATTGCCGTTCCTGATCATTTATAAAATTTATTCCGTCTAGCTGTGTCGGGTCAGCCATTTCACTTTCTCCTAGTAAAGTTCTTTCAGTTGCTTCATCCGTTTGGTCAATTCATTGGCCGTTTTCATCTGGCCGGCGTCGAATGCTCTTTTGTGATCGAGTTTGGCTTGCTTTCCTGCCCGTCGCGCTTCACGTTTGGTCATTCGCTCACCCATTGCCGGCAATGCTCCACCTATCGGCTGGAATATTTCAGGTTTTCGATTACCAAATGTAGTCGGTGCTGTCACACCGCCGCCGCTTTTAATTTTCCGCGCCATTTTCTTTCTCCCGTACTGTTGCTTCTTCGAGTGCGCCCATCATTTAGTAACCTCCTCCACCGCCGCCGCCACGACCACCACCAGTTGTTTTTGGTTTCGGGCCTACGTGACGCCTGCCAGCTTCATCTGTCCAAACCGGGGATCCCATATATTCTGTTGCTCCACCGTGATAGATAGTCACTTGACTTATCTTGATTCGCGGCTCTTTCGGTGATGCAACTTTGCTCTCGCCGGTTCGGCCTGTTGGAATTTTGTCAGCCATCAATAGCCTCCACCGGGATTGCCGCTACGAGGACCGCCCGGACGACCCGGACCACCGCCGCCACCACCGCCGCCACCACCGCCAGTCGAAGCTGGACGAGCACTACCCTGACGACCCGGCCCGCCACCGCCGCCACCGCCGCCCGGAGGAACACCGCCACTACGACCACCCGGAGGACGACCCGGACCGCCACCACCGCCACCGCCGCCACCAGGGGGAGGACCGCCACCACCGCCACGACCACCGGGACCGCCACCGCCACCACCGCCACCACCGCTCGGTGGTGTGGGTGGAGGACCGCCTGACGCTCCTTCCGGAAACGCTTGGCCTCGCGCACTACCCGAACGACCCGGACCACCACCAGGGCGACCAGCTACTCGGGCTGCTAACTCAGTAGCGCCTGCGCTGCGACCAGTTTGACGATTCGCCCAAAGACCACCACCGTTTTGACGACCAGCCCATCCACCACCTGTTGCGATTCTTGGCATAAGATTTCTCCTAAACGTCCACTTCTGCCGAACCGACGACATTGCCGCCAGATTCGACTTCAACAATTTCCCGGCCAGTACCCGGCGCTCGCGCGCCACCCTTGACGGTCACTGGTTGAATTGATGCGTTCAGATCCGGCCCGTTAAAACTCAGGTGATACGCGTCCATATTCGGCACAGGCAATTCCAGATTGATAGCAACCTGTGTTGACGAATCTTCGATGTAAGCCTGTACGACTTCAAAATGCGAAACTTCGATCACTGGCGGTGGCCCCGGACTTGCCGGCGTGTCGATCACCTTGCGTTTGGTAATAATCAAAAAACGATCAGCCATTTTGTTCTCCTAAACTCCCGCCCCGGTATCGCGGCGTAATTGCATTTCTTTCAGGTGGACTACGTTGTCCAATGCCCTGCCCTGCCGATCGGTCCTGTCTTTTCTAAAGGCGATTTCGGCCGCAGTAGCATCCTTCCGTTCGGACATAGCATCTTTCCGTGCGGCTTGTTCAGCGGCAACAGCATCCTTCTTCTGAGCGAGGCCAAGTTGCTGCATCATTTCATTGAACTTCATATTTTTCTCGAGCGCCAGTTTGGCAAAGCGTGTCTGAGCTTCCATTTCGAGCTTCATCACCTCACGCTGATGCCGCGCTTCGTTGTCCTTCGTGTGCATCTTGAGTTCTTCCTGCTGCAACTTGATCTCAGGCGGCGGCTGCGGCGGGTTTTCCTGCTCGTAGGCTTTCTGCTCCTGATCGTTACGGAAGAATCGAACTGCATTTTTGTATCCGAGAGTACCGAAAATCTCGTCGGCAATATCTTCGGACTTCATGCGCTCGGCCATCTTCGGCAGGCCGGCAGCATTCTTCACGGCGAACATGAGTTTTTCAACCCGGCGCTGCGGATCGGTGTTGCCCATACCTACATTGACGCGCACGGTCAGCTCTTGCCGCAGCAATTCGTCAGTCACCTGGTCAATGCCAAATTTTTGCCAGAGTTCGGCCTTCTTTTGCGCCAGCGCGAGAATGGTCTGATCAGTCTCGTAATACTGGATCAAGCGGACGAGCTGGCGCAGGGTCGGTTCAGCCCAAGTCTCGAAGAAGATTCGCAGACCGTAATCCTGCACAGCGCCAGCACCAGATTGCATGGCCTCCATGCCGCCAACGGTTTCATTAAGATTCTGGTTGGACTGAACCGACGTTTGCGAGAACGTGCCGGTCAGTTCATCGAGTTCGACGGACAGCCGGTCCTGCTCTTGATAAGACGATCCGGTCACATCGCGGGTGTCGATAGTTTTAACGTCCTTCTCAGGATCGTTCATCATCACGCCGCCACCAGAGACATTGCGAATCAACGCATCGAGATCCACTTGAGATCCGCGCTTGACGTAATACCGCTTGTTCAGAACCAACTTCACGTTATCGAGGCGTTGATTCGCAACAAGGTTGATCTCTTGCTGCAGCCCGCTGGCTTGTTCTACGTCGCCGGCGGGGTAGTTTCGGAATGCTTCGATGGTTGAGAAACCAACCGTGAACGGCCGCTCACCGCGCTGTAGATGCGGGAATGCCTGATTGAGCGGGACCGGATCGGTGAGCAACAACTCCGTTCCCATCGTCCAGTACAGCATGTCCTCGCCATTGATGTTGACGATGTTCATGTGCGCCCACAGCATCGTGTACGAATTGCCGTGCTGCTCATCTGCCGGGTCGATCCGCTCGCGGCCCTCACGCGCCTGACGCGTCCGGTCGTAATTCTTACGCCGGGTCGCTAAGAGATCGCCCAGGGCGTGTTGTTTCCAGACCGGTTGCCCGGTCTTGTTGTCGATCTTCTCCATGTTTTCCAGTGCAGTAACGGCATACACCGGCATCATGTAGAGAAGGTAAGGCGATGTAGTCGCGGGATCGCGCCAGTCGCACATCGGATCGAATCTGAAATTCTCTGGCGCCACCAGATCGCAACGCAAGTCGTCGCGCCGGACCATAGTCTGCTCACGGCCGAGCGCAAAACCTTCCTCATCCATGAGTATCCCGCCATCGAGGCCAATCTCCGGCACGATATCGGTGTCTTCGTGATAATCCCAATACTGGAATGAGATCGTCAGGCCATAGACCTTCGTTGATTGAAACGCGCCGACAACGGTCTGATACCAGGGCATTTTCCGATCAAGTCGATATTGTAGGATTTCCTTGTTGACTGCTGCCGACGCGATTTGTTTAGGATCTATTTCGTCTTCTGGCTGAATGTCCACCACATCGGTGGTCGAGAACATCGCATTGGTGAGCGCGGCCTCCGACGATTTTGTCATAGATCGAGTTTTAGGACGAAAAACCTTTGAGCGTTTCCAATTTTGCGTCCTAAACTTCGTCGCTGGCGCGTGTTCGTTATTGAAATGCGCCAGATTGACTTCCCAAATATTCGTGATGTTGGCATCGAGGTAGTCTGTCGATGTGGTGTAGATCTCATGCGCTTTCGAGATCAGCCAGCCTTCCGTACCGACAAACGACATTGTTTCGCCTTCGGCATCGGAAGAATCCGGACCGCCACTGCCATCCAGCATTTCCCGCGAGCCGGCGCTGGAACTTGACGGGGTTTCGCCTGGTGGTAGATCCTGTGGCAATCGGGAGTAGGGATCACCACGATCTTGAGGGCGGGGAGGGGCTGAAGGAGAAGTCGGGTGCGCGGGATCTTCCTCAAACTCGAAATCGCGATTGCCTTCGCGATTGTCTGCCGGCGCAGTTTCCATATACTCCGGGTTGTAATTGCCTTGATTTTGGTCGCTAGGCATTGCTTGGCACCGCTCTGCTGTCAGTCGCGATTACGTTGTCGAAGCGATCACGCGGTAAATCCTCGAATTTGTCAGGATTGAAATGCTTGCTACGCGCCAGATTATGCCGCTCAAGAATTTCGCCTGCTCCCTTAATTCCTTCCTCTTGCAGATCGTGAATCGTGCGGCCAGCCATGTGGATGTGGTAGCCCTTGTAATTGGAAATCGAATCGCAGGCAACGATCAGCATTTGCCCTTCGAGATTGACCATCACTTTCCACTGCCGGCTACGATATTTTTCGTGGATCGCCGTGCCGACCTTCTTCGCCATCCACATTTCCAGCTTGGCTTTACGCGTGTCCTGGTCGTCGTAATCCTCGATCTCGTTGTAATCCTCAGTGACCTGATCCATGTGCCGGCCGCTGCCTTTTTGCGTCAGGATCCTCATTTCTTTTTCTTCCATTCGCCGTGAGTACGTTTGCCGGTCTGCAACGATTGCCCGGTTGACGACTGACAGATCCGTGCGGCCTTGCCGGCGCTCGCACCTTTCGCCTTCATCTTCTCGAAGCAACGATGCACTTTAGTTCCCTTCGGCATCAGTGTACGAACCCCGGCTCGAAGTGATCTTCCGGCTCAAAGTAATTGTGCGTCATATCGCCCATGTGCTCGGCGTAGGTGTATGCAATCGCGTCGCCATCATCAGGCGAGTCCAGGCCGCGCTTCTTCATGTCCTGCTTGCGTTCGAGCCGCATCTGCTCTTTATCGTTGAACCCGTATTCGATGCCAATCATGGACTGGCGAAGATCCGCGTCATTGGGAATGTCCATGCCTTCGGTCATTTGAATTCGCATCCGGTCCCACATTTCGACGCGCTTGTTGTAGTAGGTATCTTCGTCGTCAGGCTTGTTGCCGGCGTTCACTTCGATAATATCGTGACCAAGCATACGCAGACGATCCACTACACCAGCCCCAATGCCAACTCCGTCAACGAACGTCGCCGCCGGCGAGTATTCCTTGACCGCGTTCACGACTTTCGCAGCCAGTTGCATGGTGTCCAGATTACGATATCGAATCAGTGTGATGATCTTGCGTCCCTGTCGGACCGCAATAACGCTCTTGTCCTCACCGAAACGCGCCACATCGACACCAAGTACGATAGGTAACTGGAAGAAACTCTCGTAAGGCGCATCCCAAAGCATACAAGTGTCGCAAACCTCGGATGAAATAAACTGCATAGATCCCGCTCGCGGGAACTGGCCTTTGACTCGTACTCGAATGAAATCACTGTCCTCTCCATACTCTGCAATCTGACCAGCAATCTCTTTCTTGTTGGTCATTTTGCACGTTCGTGAGTCGATCTGGTGTGTCGTCCACCTGGCATCGTTCATAAAGAGATTGCGGAACTTGCCGGTGTTCTTGGTCGGGTTGCCATAGCAAAACCACATCGCCCGCGGATCGGTCATGGCTCCTTCGGACACTTCAAAAATCTTGTCCGGAATACCCGAGCCTTCGTCATAGACGATTAGAACGTGCTGTCCGTGAAGGCCGGCGAACGCTTCAGAATTATGTTCAGTATTCGGCGTCGCAGCGCAGAACCACGTTTCTGGATGATCACGGTGGAAAAATTTCGTAGCAGTCCACTTGAACCAGTGAGTGTTACACGCTCGCTTGTGCCAGAGGGCGAGTTCGCGCCACGTTTTCGTATTGAGCTGATTCGTGGTGTTTGCGGTAATGACTCCGTTAAGATGAGGTCGGGTGGACATGGCCCACATAATGATCCATGCGACTTCTGCAGACTTGCCAATACCGTGACCGGAAGCAATAGCTTCCCGAATCGTGCCTTCGGGATCCTTACGAATCGCCTCGCCGACACGATTGAGTTGTGATGCTTGCCAGATATCCGGACCATCGTGTTCTTCTAGCTCTGTTCCCTCTACTCCCCACGGATAGGCGTACATCACCCATCCAAGCGGGTCGTCGTAAAACTGATCCATATCGTGAATCAGCTGTTGCTCAAATTCCGACTCTGATAACGGCTCGCCTTCTTCCCACGGAACAAAGTTGTCCTGGTTAAGTAGTTCCACGGCCGGCGTCGCAGTCATATCAGTTGCTCTGTAGCCTTTTGGTGAGAATGTCTGCGTACTGACTCATCGCCGTTGATTGATTTCGCAATAAATTGCATTGCTGTTCCGACAGTTTGTAAAAATCCTCCGACACCAAAAACCGACGCAAACGAACAAGATCTTCCGTTAGTCGCTTCAATTCACTTAAAACTTCTTCCCGCCATTCACTGCCGGGTACGATGATTTTCACTGCTTCGTCGGTCATGCCGCTACCTCTGTGCCAGTAATGTTATCAATCGTTGCGGGCTTCCTTGCCTTGCGTTCCTCATTCAGCTTTTCTAAGCGACGACGCCCTCCGGAGAGCAAGGCGGCGTGGTTTAGATTGATCTCGCCTGAATGTTCGAGTTGCTTCCTGTCACCAAATCGCTTGTGAACCATCGCTCCCATAATCCACTTCCGTGTGTCAATGCGAATCTTCGACCTGTTGACGACTTCGTGATTGATCTTCCCGTTCTCCTGCCGGTCACGACCTGAGTCGTCGCTGATATCGAGTATGTCGTCAACAAAAGTCTCGGCCTGCATTTCTCGGGCCTCGTCATACATACGCCGGTACACCTTGTCGTTCAAAAACAGTGCATACAACTGACCCAATGACCGCTTCCCAATGTCGAGCTTGTCCGCAGCTCGCTGCATGGTTCTGCCGCGAGCGATCAAGATCAGAAATTCTTCAGCTCGCTCGGAAGGCCATTCGCGCCGTAAGTGCAGCAAATGAGCTTCACGCAACTGCGAGTACGCTGATATGTTGGAAATTAAATACGAGTCCAACGTGCGCTTTGAAATTCCTGCTTCTTTGGCCGCTTCCTTGCGGTTCTTACCGTGCGCCGTCGCCTCGATCACCCCCTGCCAACGCAGCGGCGTCATGTTCTCTACATCAATCACCAGGGCAACCTGTGTTCGCTTCGCTTTACGGTGGCCTCGCGCCCTCGCGTGATGCAAAACGTGATCAGGTTTCGTGGTCTTCATGGCTTGAAAGGATTATGACCGGGCCGCTCGAGAAAAATTCTGCGCGAAAATTGATAGACCGGATACGGCTTCTCCGACCCCGCCAGATTGTGAGCGGCCGAACGAATCGACACTTTCTGAATGCGTGGCCGGCGACCTCGCTTCGGCGTAATGCCTGGTATAGCCATCTTGAACCCCTTGCAGCGCCTCACTCGACAGAAAAATGCCCGCCCTTGCGGACGGGCAGAATATGACCGTGATTGCCTCACTAAAATCTGTTCTGGGCGAGGCGAAATCAGCACCAGAGGCATACATCTAGTGCGGGTCCGGCCAATTTCACCCATATGATGTGTGTAGTGTCAAGGGTGCAGCTCTGATTAGGTGTCAAAGAGTGCCTTATGTTACTGATTTTCCGAAAAATATTTTGCTAAGAGCAGAAAAACTGGTAACTCAGAGATAGGGGTAGGTACTGTACGCGGCGTTTGCATGGGTCGAGCAATCCGGGCCACGTTTTTCAGATTCGATGAGACTCTTTTTCATTCATGGGATCGGGTTTTGGCCCCCGGCGCCGGCATCGAGGGCCGCCGGCAGCCAGTCGAGGTGGCGACCGGTAAACGCCCCCCACTTAGGCCGCGCCACGCAGCTGCACTTGGACACGCATCACCACCAGCCCGGCCACCGAGATCCGGCCGGCCGACGAGATCCCCTTGTCCTGTGTGGAGATCCGAACGTGTTCTTCGGAGTGCTGCGATTGTCTGAAGTTGTCACCGGTTGCGCCGGCTTGCATCGAGGTGCGGCCAAACGCCAGGCCGTGCCAATTGCTGCGCCGGCTGGTAATTCGATGCACCTGGGCGCCGTGAATTGCGACCCGTTGCCGGCTGGTGTAATTAAGTGCTGCGGATTGCGCCGCTTTCCGATACTATTGGCCCTAGTCCCTGCCCCCACTGGAAACGGCCTGAATCATGGAAAACGCGTTAATCTCGGATTTACCGATTCTCGGAATTCTCAGACGCAGCACAAGGCCGCAGGACAGCCGAACGGATGGCAGGCAATACCGTAGTGACCCCCCAAAAGAGGAAATCTCACCATGATCAATGCAGACATTAAGACCGCAGGAAACAAGCTAACCATCACCGTCGATTTATCGAAGGAACACGGGCCGAGCAAGTCAGGCAAAACGATAATAATCGCGACCAGTTCCGGCAATCAAAAGATTGAAGGAACAGACGCAATTATCGGCTTGAATATTTACCGGAAACGACAGTGAGTTATCTCACACTAACGCCGGCATATGGCCGGGACTATTCAAGCCGCGCCAAAGTTATGGCGGCATGGACAGCCGGAAGTGATTTCATTATCCAAAACTTCGGACACCCTTACGAAGGCAAACCGATCAACAAACCGCAAGCCGACAACGACGGACTAACCGTCAATATTAGATACGGCAAGCTGCGCCGCGTAATGGTGATCAATCCCGAACCCACGGAGACAGCATGAAACGCCGCAACAATCCCGTAGCGAAAAGCAGACCCCTCGGCAAGTACGCGGAGAAACGCCGCGCCGGCAAGCAGATGTACAGCTCGCCCGGCTTTACTTGCTGCGGCCACACCCGGAAATCGCAGATATTCACGCGCCACAAAGAGAGGTGATAGACCGCAGCACTAGCCGGAATAATTGCGCCCAACATTGCGCACCTCCGGCCGGCTAGTGCTGCCCTGTATCACCACCAGAGGCAAACCCCAATGAAAAGAACCAAGCTATACAGAAGGAAGAAAAACGGCCGCTACACAATCGCAGACCGCACGACAATTTGTGAGACTGCTAGCGAATACTGCGACCCCATAGTGGGTGTGGCGATCCGTTCGCCAGCCGACACAGAATCATTCTTGCGCAATAAACTAGCGCATTTACCGCACGAATTATTCTGCTGTATTTACCTTGATAACCGTCACCGTGTCCTGAAATTCAGTGAGCTATTTCGCGGCACTATTGACGGGACTTCGGTTTATCCGCGAGAGATTGTTAAAGAGGCATTATTCTGCAACGCGGCGGCCGTAATTTTGGCGCATAACCACCCGTCCGGAGTCGCCGAACCATCACAGGCAGACGAACGCATAACGAAGCGCATCAAAGCGGCGCTAGAAGTTATCGACATTCGGTTATTGGATCACATCATTATCGGCGGCAGGACTGCGACCAGTTGCGCCAGCCGAGGCATTTTGTGACGCGCCCAAAGGCATGGAGCAAGGCCGAACAGATTGCGATCTGTTCGGCTTATGCCGTTTTGCTCGACGCTCAAAATAACGGGCTGGCTGTGAATAAGGCCGAACTATGCCGGCGCACGTTGCCGGCACTGGTCAACAGGTCACGCGGCTCATACGAATTCAAGTGCTGCAATATTTCCGCAGCATTGGACGACGCCGGCAATTCATACGTTAGCGGATACAAACCCCGGTCAGGCTATCAACGCAGCTTACTGGCGACCCTGCACACGCTCAGACCCGATTTAGTCCCCCACTACAAGGAGAAAACACCGTGAAACTAATCACGAAAGCAATAGCCGCGAAACTATACGCGGCTGATCAAGAATTCTTAGCGCATCAAAATCGAAGCGGCAACGACCAGCCCATTGTTGTGAAACTATTCACACCGTGGGCGAGTGCTACATGGTACGTCGTGACCGGCACACCGTTGGATTCCGTGAACGGTGAACCCTGCACACCGGACAAGGCGCAGGACTGGCATTTATTCGCATTCTGCAATTTAGGTGACGACCAGTGCGCCGAACTCGGTTATGTGCTGCTAAGTCAATTGGAAGAAATACGCGGCTATGCCGGCTTGAAAGTCGAACGGGATCTATATTTCAACAATCAGACGCTTGCGGACGTTATGCCGTAATGGCGACGTTTTACCATTTCAGCAGGGTATCGGCTAACCGTAAAACGGGGCCGATACCCGTCACCACCACAAGCGCCGACACTTGCCCGCCTGACTGTGCGTTACGGGGTCACGGATGCTATGCCGAGGGCGGGCCAATAGGCTGGCATTGGCAACGCGTTAGCAGCGGCGCGCGCGGCATATCACTGGATATGCTCTGCCGGCATATCAGGACAATACCGGGCCAGATGCTATGGCGGCACAATCAAGCCGGCGATTTACCCGGCCCTGGCGACCACATAAACGCGACCGAGCTGGCGAGACTTGTTAAAGCCAATCGCGGCCGGCGCGGATTCACATACACACATAAGAGCATTGGGAAGCGGCGAAATCGGGCCGCGATTCGGGCCGCGAATGCGGCCGGATTTACCGTCAATTTATCGGCCGATAACGCGGCACATGCGGACACACTTGCAGACTCCGGCATACCCACGGTAGTGGTGATCCCGTTGGATGCCGGCAAGGTGACGCAGACGCCGCGCGGCCGGAAAATTGTCCAATGCCCCGCAGAGAATACAAGCCGAGTCACATGCGCCAATTGTGGCTTGTGCTACCTGTCGAGAAGGGACTACTTGATCGGGTTCAAAGCGAAGGGACGCAAACGGTTAGAAGTTGACAAAATAGCAAGGGGTACACCATGAGCAATATGAGGTTAGGCGAGGCAGTCCGGCTGGCGAATTATCGCAAGGCAAACGGGCTGGATTTTCACAAGCTGGCAGCATTGGCAGACGCCAACGGGGTCGCATTCGAGATAGTGTGCAAACGCGCAGAAAATGGCGCAAGCACCGATGCCGAATTGATCGGCCGCAGCTTACTACCGGAAACGCATGACTGGATTAAAATTGATACAGCTTGCGGCATTCTCGGCATAGCGATACACACCTGGGCGAGTGCAATGACGTACCGGGCCGGCGGATACACCGCACACTATTACGGCATTCGGGCGAAGTCGCGAAGTCAGCACTTGACCATCGGGCCTAATGGCGAAGGTGTGAGGGGGTGCGGGGTGCTGTTATGCCGCGTTGACATTGAACGGGTGAGACACATCCAAAAAGCTACAGGAATTCAATTCACCACGGCACTGAAAGTATTCGACGCCGAAAAAGCAGGGAGACTGTGACCATGACTATTTGCGACCGTTGTTTTAAGGAAACCCGCAGCACAATTATGTCGATGTTTAACACCGACATAATTTGTATGGACTGCAAAAGCAGGGAACGCAAGCGGCCGGAATACAAGACCGCAGTTGACGCAGACGACGACGCGATCCGCGCCGGAAATTACAACTTCAAAGGCATAGGACTATGACTGACAACACAGACGCAGAAATTCTGCACATTATCTCGGACAAAATCGCAGTCTTTCACGACAAATGCGAAGCGGCCGAATATACAGACGTTGGAGAAGTGTGGGACTTGCTGAATTGCATTCGATTCGATTGCGATGAAGCAATGCAACACATCAAGCAGGACGAAGTGCGCCAGGCCGATACATTAGCCGAACTCGTATCAGTTCCAATCGACGCATACAGTCGCGAGGGTGATGCGCGCAAGCTCAAGTTTCACCACCGGGCCGCGCGCCAGCTCAAAAGATTGGCAAAGGTGATCGGCTTAGAAGGAAGCGAATACGACATTCGCAGCAACAAGGGCGGCATTGCAGTACCCGGAGAAATCACACTACACACCGACAGTCTGTACGTTCAGGTGTCGCAGTCGTGTCTCGGGCCGGGTCACGAAATCATGTTCCGCACTTGTGATGGGCGCAAGGATTATGGCGGCAGCACATCGGGCCACAATCATTTCGCGCCAGCCGGCCGGCTTGATGATGTTCCGGATTTTGCCGAAGGATTACGCCGCGCCGGTGTCATTTAATGGCGCGGCGTTATTGCGCCGTTTATCGGCAGCCGGAGACAGGACGTTTCCGGTTTCACATTACTCGGGCATTGAATAAATGCACAGCATCACGAAAATTGCCGCGCAACATTGTCGAATCAGGGATGAAATTCACAAGGCAGGGCGGCATCAAACTATACACACCAGAGGAATCGAAAAAATGACAGCACCTAGAGAAATCGGAGACAGGGTACGACTATCGTCGGCGCATTGCCGCAACACTGGACAATTCACAGGCGACGAACCACCGACAGCATTCGGGCCATTCGCAAGGGGAAGCATCATCGACTTTGTGCAGCTCGGGCCGGAAACGAAACTGGCAACGATCAGATTCGATGATGGTACGCAACGCAATGTTCACGTTGGCAATTTGGAGACTTGCAGATGAATGGTATGAATGTCCGAATTTACAACCACCAGGGGGAACTGATTACCGTTCCCATGTTTCAGCTATTGCAATGGAAATACGCTATCGGCCTTGAAATGAAGGGGCTGAAATTTTCACGCGGATCAGTGACAGCGCACGTTAGAAAACGTCTATCGGCGCCGCGCAGTTATAAGCGGGCCGATCTGCACCAGCACATCTGCGATTCAATCGAAAGCATCCAAGCACAGCTCGACTGGACTAACGAAAACGATTCACACATGAAAGGGGAGACAGCATGAACTTTGAAAAATACACACGCATCCTTTGGTTGCAGGGTGTTATTTCTCGCTTTGAATACGAAGACATTATGCGAGAGATAAATAAGCAAGCCCAACAAGCGATAGATGATAGCGAAAAGATTCTGGAAAATTATCATCCCAAACCCACGGAGAACCAGCATGAATGACCCACGAAACACACTAGGCGACGACCCAATGCCGAATCTGGCACAAGCATTAGAAGATAGCATCCACACACAGGAAAACTTTCGCCGTGATTTTCCGGCACACATTGGTTATTCAGTAGAAGAAATTCAAAACAGTGCGTCACATTTTAATGACGGTACGCAGCTCACCGAAGGCGAAATTTTCACGGTATGCCACGACTTCAACCGTGCAGACCATTCACAGACTGGCGAATTGCTGGACGACATTATCATCGAAATAATCAAAGAGAGGGACAGGGCATGAATGACCCACTAGGACTATCAAAATCAGATGCAGGAACCATCCTGCCCGGCGAAATTCGGCCGGCAAACGGACTGGAACTGATAGCAATCGGAGTCGCATTAAACGCTCGATATCCGAATGACGATTACATTCTGGATCGCATCAAGTATTTGACCTGTGACGAAATCATGGTACGCGAAGATTACATTTCAGATGGGCCGGGATTTTGCGGCAAGCTGGCTGTGATCTTTTGGGGCGAACCGCAATTCGTGACGATCATCGGAGACAACGGATCGACGGACACGAATTGGGAAGTAATCGACGTAGAAGTTTAACCTGGCTAAAGGAAATCCCGACATGAGCACAAGAATAGTAGTTTGCATTGACCTAGACACGACGCAGCTCGACGACGCATACCAGCAAGTTTACGACGCAATGGGACGCACCGGACTGGATTGGGAATCGTCCGATGAATGGTTCTACGACGACGGTGATCCTGTCCCTGAGTTCATCGTGTCCGAAGCTCGATTGGAATTCCTCGGGAAACGCAAGCAGCCGACAAAAACGCCGATTGATTATGTCTGCGACAGTTGCGGCGGCAGCGAGATTGGCGTTGAAGCAATGGTCGAATTCAGTCCGTGGCATCAGGACTTCATCGTCCACGACACATGCGACAAGGGTCACTGGTGTTCGGAGTGCGACGGTCAATGCCGGCTGAAAGAGATCGACTTCTACGGCAAGCTAGACCCGGCGATTGCCGGCGACTACGCGTCACCCAGGGGGAGCTGAAATGCGATCTTACTCACAGCCCGACAAGAGAGATATCTGTGACGACCCCTGCACTCGATGTACCGGTGACGGAATGGTATGGGTCGGAAAGGCACTCGCCTTCTGCGGCCGATGCGGCGGTAGCGGACACGAACCAGAACACGACCCTGACGCGCCTCACCTGTTCCCCAAGTGCCGTCAGCCGAGACTGACATGATTGGGTGTCCTGACCAGCAGTTGTCCGACTACGGGCATCTGTTGGTCCGACGCGCCATTTGCCGGGACGATTGGATCTCGGATGAAATACTCGAGCTGGCTGCAAATGGTCAACGCGAATGGACGGTTGCCGAATGGAGCGCTCTGCTCGCCGAACTGAAAGCGTCAAAGATGCGACTTCGGGACTGGCTGGTGCTGTACACCTGATTTTTCGGAAAGTGCCGGGGATGATGTTTGTGATGTTTTTTCCCTATTTCTTTTATATACGGGAATGTGTACTACTTCTCTTTTTAATAAAAAAATTCTCCCGCGATAAATATAAGTAGGAGAAGAACTTCACAAACATCACTTTCGGCGTACCGGGGGCTGTCGCCGGTGCTAATTCCCCAAGTTTTTCGGAAAATAACGCCAAAACCACACATTTCGCCGGCTAATCATCGGAATCGTCCCATTCGGAATCCGAAATAATTTCAACGTCCGCAAATCTCGGATCTACCAAACGCCACCCTTTCCACGCTTTTCGGTGACCGCCGACAGAACTCCGTTCGCCGAGCAGCTGATCGAGGCGCGTGAACAGCTCATTGCGCCCGAGTCCGTGAATGGAGCCTTTGGTCGTTTCGTTCTCGGCCAGCCAGTGCTTGTACGCTTCCAGCGCCAGCTTCGGTTCGACCTGATTTTCCGGATCGAGGAAGATGCACTCTTTCATAAATGCGTTGAGCGGGTTCGCATGGAACTCCCATTCACCGTGGGCGACGCCGCAATCGAGCGGGATATCCCAAGCGCCGCGCTTTCGCAGGCGACGGACGCCGGCGATGAATCGCACCAGTATGCCGGGCAGTTCGTCCATCATCCTGGCGCGGCGTTTATCTGATCTGTCGGCGCCGGCAATGCGATGGTAAAACGGGAATACCAGTGCGCGCTCGTTCAGGGCATCGGAGATATCTGCGGTCCTCGGAAAATGGTTCGCGAGGATCATGGGTAACGCCCGCGATACAAATTTCAGCGATTCGCCCCATTTGATATCGGCCGTCATGGATTTTTCCTCGCTGACCTTCTTGATGAATCCGTCCGGCAGGGATGCCGTGCGACTGTAGTCGTCGTCCACAATAGCCAGCTTGCCGATCAGATTGGATTCAGCGAAAGTGGATCTGTTCTTCTCGTTGAATTTGCCGAAATCCTGTGCGAGATAAGCGGAGCCGAGCATTTGATTCAGGACTTCGGCGACGGTCGATTTGCCGGTGTCTTTCGGACCGTGGAACAGCACCCACGTTTTCAGCCAGCGGGACATTTGGATCACATAGCCTCCGAGTTCTTCCAGATGCCGCTGCATATCTTTGGGGTCACTGGACTCGGACCAGATTATCTCGTTGAAGCGGTCCCACTCAGGGCATTCGGCATCCGGATCGTATTCAGTGTCCACCCGTATCGTGAAGAAATTGTCCGGGTTATGCTGCTTGCGTTTCATCTTCCCTTTGTAATTGAAATGCACTTCACAGTTCAGACAGTTGATTATTGGCAGCGGAAATGTCCGCATGAGGCCGAGCGGGTCGTCCCGCTTCTCCCGTTCCGCAAGGATGCTACATTCCATATCAAACAGCGCCCTGGTGAGCGTGCTGGTTTTACTCTCGCCCACCGCAGCCACCAGTTGCAGCACATCGTCGGGACGTTCCACCCGAAGTCGGGAGAGCGTTTTGACGGTACATCCTTTGATCCGTTCGTCACTGGTGATGGCCCAAAGACCACGTTCATATGTCCAGTATTTGCGTCCGATTCGCTTGATGGTCTTCCCGCCTTCGAAGTGATCATCGAGAACAGCCTGCACAAGTTCCTGCTCAATATCAGCGATCCCGCCTTCACCGTCTGCGAGAACTGCGGTCAGTCGCTTGCCGGTGATGTCGATGGATTTTTCAAGGCTGCTTTTGGTCGGTTTCGGAGCGGGATATTTTTCGCGCAGCGCACCGGCAAGTATGGAATCCTCCTGCGGGTCCAGCCGCGCAGCAGCGATTCGGGGGATTTCGGATTGGCATACGTCATAAAGGTTTGTCGCATCGACGTTGATCGCAGAGATTTCGCCGAGTAGGCTCTTGAATGTGAGGTCCGACTTTCCGGTTTCGTCTTTCGATGGGTTTGCCTTTGTTGGAGTAGGGGATGCCGAGGGTCGGGCCTCGCTTGCATCGAGGTCGGACAGCTCACCGTAGCGCAGCTCATACGCCACTTCCGGTACGTTCATCGCCAGCGCCATCATCTGCTTCGATGATGGCCGCTTCATCATCGGCGTTTCGTCTTCGTCCGTGTTGGCATCGAGATCCGCAAACTTGTGAATGCGGACGAGATCCCACGCATTGACATTCTGGTGTCCAACCACATCAGATTCATGGTGTGAGTAGAGGAATACATCGTCATATACAACAGCGCCCGATGGCCCCGTAGCGTTAAAGGGTCGATAACGGTTATCAAAGTCGGTCGTTTCATAAGGTAGCTCGAACTGCGCGATTGCAGCGTGAATGTCGTAGGTGCGGTTGAATGCGCCAATGATGCCGGGTTTGGTGAGCGGGTCTTCCGCTTCCCGAGCTGCCGGCCGCAGCTTATCGACGCGTTTGGAGTGCGGCCACTCGCCGAAGTCCTGCCAGTCGTCGTACATTTCTAGCAGCATTTCAGGGTTGACCAGTTCGCCCTCATTGTGGTGCTTCCAGATCTCACCATCCGAAGTGACGGCCGGCCAGAACATGATGCGCGCCGGCTGGAATGTGGTGTCGTCATAACAGTCCATGCCGAGCCAGTTCGCCAGCGCGCGGGATGCCGGCTCATACTGAGCTGGCTTAATGTCCTGGTGGAGCGGAAATACGATGCGCAGCCGCGGGGTGTCAGGGCTGTGCTTCATGGTCGAATGCGCGACGAACTCATAATCCTTATAGGCGTCGATCACGGCGTCGATATCCCACGAATCCAAATGGTCAGCGTCCAATGTGATCAGGGAGCGCCGGGTCATTTCAGACTGTAGCCGCTTCGATCCCTTGAACCAGCCGCCTATGTAATAGCCTACGTCCTTGAGCTGCGCCTGCCGCTCGCGATCGAACGCCATGTACTGCTCGTAGGTGTGGTCGATCTGGTGATAGGTTTGCAGCTTAGTCGCGAGCTTCGCCCACGACACCTTGCGCCGCTTCAAGCGGGTTGACAACCGGGATGGCCCGGTTGAAATGCGGAAGATCCGCGCCACTGGTCAGGCGACTTTGAGCGGATTCAGCGTGAAGGTTTGATAGCGCGGATAGAGCTGCCACTTGATAGCAAATTCCAGATCGCAACCACCTTCCTCGGCATCACAGTTGATGATCTCGGAATGGTTGCTCATCGGATTGTTGACCACATCGGTGACGATGGTTTGCTTGAAATGGCAATACGGACATTCGACTTCAAATTTGTAGCTGTTCATTGATGTATGCCTTTGTGATTTTAGCCGTTTTTCGAGACTGTGAGGCCAAGACAAATTCTCAATAGCTTGATCTGCAACCATGTGAACGGCTTTTCTCGATGGAAGTGCCAGTGCATATTCCCCATCGAAACTGTCGTGTTGTCTTCCAGAAGCGGGATATCTATCGGTCTGTCCAGCTCCGCATACGGGATCTTATCTTCACTCATTTTCAATACCTCCGGAAACTTGGGCTTGTAATCATACGTCTGCCCGGTCACCGGCAATACCACGCAGCCAGTCGTTTCTGCGCGTCGAGCACAGCCTCAATATCTCGCCGTGATAATTTGGTCGCGGCTTGAATCAGGATCACGATTGCTTTTCGATTCACGCCTGTCGCGTCCAGTTTGGTCAGTGCCGCGCTGATACGGACGATGGAGTCGGCCAGTATTTCGGTAGTCTCCGGTGGATCTGACTTCTTTACTCGGACAGTCATCGCTTCAATCTCCCAGACTTCTCGATAGGTCTGCCGGCCCGTTCTTCCACGATTTTGCCGCAGTTGACACACTCGCGAATCTGCTTGCCGGCGAAAATATCCTTCCATTCGTGGCTAGGGCTGTGGTCGCCCATCACGCACATAAACAAACGCCAGGTGAATCTCATTTCGGATCTTCATCCGGAGCTGTCAGTGCTTCCAGTTCTTCATCGCTCAACATCGGCGACTCATCGTCTATCACCGGGTCCAGCAGATCCTCGCCGGCCTCGCCAGTTTCGATGCCGGCAGACTCGACTGCCGCTTTGACCGCATCCATAGCCTTGCCATCAGCGCCGACGATAGCCGGGGGCGGTTTAGGCGGCAGCAGCTTCGTACCGCAGACCAATGGCACACCGATAGCGTTGATCATGCTCATAATCGCGTTGTAGCAAGCCATTGCCGGTTCGATGGATGGAAAGTCGATATTGTTCATATGACCGCCGATCAGCAGTATCACGGACCAGCCGGCGCTCTGAACTTGTTCTGTATGTTCAAGCGGAATGTCACCAACACCCGTTCCCGGCACTGGCAGTTTGACCACTTCCAGTTTTTCCTCGAAGCGCAGACCTTCGAGCGTATCGAGGTTGACTGTGAATCGAAACGGAACACCTGGCGAACCGATTTCGATGAACCGGGCATTGCCGGCGTATGCTTTTTTGTCCATTGCTGGTTGTCCTCCGGTCCCGTTACTTTTTGGCTTGTGCTTTTTTCTTGGCTTTTGACTTCTTGGCATTTCGCTTGCTCCCGTTCGTTTTCGGTGGATCTATTGGTGGAACTTTCGGTGGATCTGCTGGTGGTGGAGCTGGCGGCTTCTTCGGTTCGAGCGCCGCAATGAACTCATTCATGCCATCGTCAGTCGGAAACAAATTCCAGCCCTGAATCTCAGTCACATCAACCACCCTGCAACTGGTCGGTATCCGGGTGAACTGACACAGATATTTGCCTTCGGTCACCTTCTCGATGATCGTACCGTGATTCAGGGGTTTGTTTTCTTTCCCTAAAATCAGAAATTTGAACCCAATCACTCCGATTCTCCCTGAAGTTGATGAAATTCAACGAAATACTGAATCAACCACGGCAGCAAGTCGCAAATGGGAAAGCTCCGGCCCATCATTTCATACAGGATGAAGCAAAAATCGGTGGAAATTCGGCGCTCCAAAAACCAGACTCGGATCGTATTGCCGGTGATTTCCTCATCGTAAATGATGAATGACTTTCGGGCTATGGACTCGTAGGAGCCGAAACGATCACGAATTTGGCTCAGAACCTTGTCATAGCGTACTTCTTGACGTTTTGTCAGGGGTTTCTTTACCACAATCGCGTATTCCTGTGTTGGATTTAATACAGAAAGGGCATCGTATTCTTGCGCCGCCGCATTTTCAAGGGTACGCTTCGGAAGTCGGGAGCAGCTGGACTTAATCATCCAAAACTGCAACTCCCCCGCAAGGTGGACGACCAGCTGCTCCCGGCAATCAATCAAGTTAATGCGATAACAACGTGAGGCATACAAAATGAGAATTATCACGAACCAGCACGACAGGCGTCTTTCAAAGCTCGGTTGCTTAGACCGTGGCGCCACATTCCAGTACGAAAGCCACCAGTACATGAAAATTGATCCCAAGTGCCACGGCATGATGCCGAACGCAATCAAGGATCACGGACATATTCTGGTCGTCAACCTAAAACACGGCAGCTGCCGTACCCTTCATTACGACACGAACGTCCTGAAAACGGATTCCGAGTGTCACATATCTATAGAGGAACGCTATGACCATCGAATCTGATCTCAAATCAATCGACACGAATCTTGGGCGAATCGCCGCCGCGCTCGAAGCATTACTAGCCGAGCGCGGCTATGTGCCTACCGGGCCGACCACCGTCGAAGATCCTGACGACGACGAAGAACCGACGCCGACGCCGAAGAAGAAGAAGGGCAAGAAAACCACAGTCGGCAAAACGGATAAGAAGAAAGGCGACGACACCGAGCTGACTTTGCCAGATGTGCGAGCGGAGCTAAAAATTCTGCAAGAGACAATCAACCAGGCGGCAGTAAAATCGCTCCTGAAATCGTATGGCGCATCGACACTCGGCCAGCTCAGTGAGAAGAAATACCAGCGTGTCATTGATGATGCGAAGGCACAGGTGGAGGATGCGTAATGAGCGAACATTCACCGAAGGGACCATCTGCAGCTGAACGCTGGCTGGTCTGTCCCGGCTCCGTCAAAGCAACCGAAGGCATGGCCGATACCACATCGGTCTATGCCGCCGAAGGCACGTTCGCACATTGGATCAGTGAGCTGGCCCGAATCAACAAGAAAAACGCTGACGCCTTTATCGGGCAGAAAGATCCTGATGGCGAGTTCGAGTGCGACAAAGAAATGGCGGGCCATGTTCAGTATTTCCTGAATTACGTCGAGCAATTCGAGTGCGAAGAAGAACTGATCGAAGCGAAGGTCAGCTATGACGCATGGGTTGACGGTGGATTCGGCACACTCGATGCCGCTCTGCTGAACGATGGCACGGCAGTCGTGATCGACTTGAAGTATGGCAAGGGCATTCAGATCCATGCCGAAGATAACCCGCAGTTGAAGCTGTACGCACTCGGGCTGTTCCAAGAGCATGGGCATCTGTACGACTTCAAAAAGTTCAAGCTGTGCATCTGCCAGCCGCGCCTTGACTGGATTGACGAGTGGGAGATTAGCGCCGAAGAACTGCTCACCTGGGCGAACGAAATTGTTGAGCCGGCAGCGGACCTCGCTGACACCGACGACGCGCCATTCAAGGCCGGATCGCATTGCCAGTGGTGCAAGATCAAGGGAACGTGTCAGACCCGTTATGAAATGGTTACGGATGCGCTGGTCGATGAGCTGCAGGAGATTACAAACCCAAACGAAATGGGGGAATCCGAACTCGGAGAAGCTATGAGTCTGGTTCCCGAAATCGTGAAGTGGTGCGTAGATGTAACGGAATCAGTTACATCACTGGTCGCGCAAGGAAAAGAAATTATTGGTGGCGACGGTTTACCTTTTAAGATGGTCGAAGGTCGCTCGAATCGTGCATGGCGGGATGCCAAAGACGCTGAAAAAGCTATGAGAGCGCACAAGATCAAGGTGGCCGATATGTTCACCAAGAAACTGATCACAGCGCCGGCATTTGAGAAAGCGTTCGGTGAAGATCATGTGATTATGAAGAAGCATTGTCACAAGCCGCGCGGCAAGCCTGTGCTGGTTCCCGGTTCCGACAAGCGTGAAGCATATGCCGCCAGTGTGGACGAGCTGCCGGAGCTACCTGATGAAACCGACTGACATTACCCGGCGCGTCGAAGCAATCGCTCGCGTACTGGACGATCCGGAGCGAGCGCACGGCATGGAGAATGCACTCCGGATCGACTTTATTGATTTTGTGGCGAAGAACGAAACCGTACCGATTTCCGTGCGGCGCAAGGCGAAACAGATCATCGACGTTTCGAAATGGGATTACCCGCGAAACTGTTGAGAAGTGCCGACGACTTTCAGTCGGGAATCAATTAACAAGGTAACAAGGTAATGAGCATAACAAGTGAAAAAATCAGCATCGAGGGCGGGAGATTGTCGTTCCCGCATCTGTATCAGGCCAAATCATTTACAAAGGGACAAGCCGAGAAATTTCAGGCGACGTTCCTATTGGACCCTTCCGACAAGGCCCATGCGAAAGTGATTAAAGAAATCAAAGCGGAATCCAAACGCATTGTGCTCGAAGCGTTCGGTGAGAAGCCCAAAGGTCTGAAAAGGTGCTACGGACTTGCCAAAGACCATGACAAGAAGAAGGACTATGAAGGTTACGAAGGAATGTTCTACATCGCTACGTCGAACACCACACGACCTGTGCTGGTGGATCGCAAGCGCAAGCCAGTGGACGAGGCTGATGGCATCTTGTATGCCGGCTGCTACGTCAACACGGTGATTACGCTGTGGTGTCAAGACCATGAGGTTGGCGGCAAGGGAGTGAATGCAAATCTGCGTATCGTGCAATTTATGAAGGCCGGCGAAGCGTTCGGTAATGCGCCAGCGAAAGCTGACGAAGAACTGAGCGACGTTGACGACGACGATGATGATGCCGACGATACTTGGGACGACGACGACGATTAGCATTAGGTAAAAACTGGCAGTGCCGGGGGTAACCAAAATGATGGATCTTCGTTATGGTGTACCCGCCCTCGGCACTGTCTTTTTTAAGGCATACGAATGTTACTGATCAAAACCGAAGTCAAGCCTTCCGAAATTCACGGACTCGGCTTGTTCACTTTAGAAGATTTGAAGAAAGGTCAGGCGCTTTGGAAAAGGCATCCGATCATGGATATGACGATTGCCGTTCGCGTTATAGAGTCGTTGCCTGAACAGGCCCGAGATCATATGTACCGCTACACATGGCGGGAGGATGATGGCAGTTTCATAATCAGTCTCGACAGTGACAAGTTTATGAATCATTCCGAAGATCCGAACACCGATGGCGAGAATGCTCTTTGTGATATCAAGGCTGGCGAAGAACTCACATGCAACTACGATATGTCCGGACCCGAAGAACATGAGGCAATGAGAATTCCGGAGCCGGAGTCGAAATGAAACGCTTTGAAGATCACGTTTCGATCATCTGCACGATCCTTCTTATCGGCGGCATCCTTCTATTCGTTGTGGCTATGAATGTCTTCTGAAATGCCTTTCATTTGTCACATCGACATTGAAACCTTTTCCAGAACCTTGCTCAAAAAATCTGGCGTTTACCGATACGCCGAATGCTACTCGACGGAAATCCTTTGCCTCGCATATGCGTTCGGTGACGAACCGGTCAATCTCTGGATTCCAGATCCCCTGCTACCGAGATCCTTACGGCGACAGATCAGAAATTACGTCGCCAAACAGGGTGGTCTGTGTCACATCGGATTCAGAGGCCCCAAGCGGATCCGCTGGCACATCAACAGTGGCGGGCAGCTCCGCGCGCACAACAGTCAGTTCGAGCGAACGATTCTTAACGGACTACCAGGACAAATAATAAATTTCCCCCAAACCAAGCGCAGCCAGTGGGTCTGCACAGCCGCGAAGGCCGCAGCTCACTCACTCCCTCGGGGGCTAGGCGATGCCTGCAAGGCACTCAAGACAGCGCACCAGAAAGACGAGGATGGCCGGCCCGATATGCTGCGCCTGTCGAAACCTCGCAAGCCATCGAAACTGAATCCGGCTACTCGATGGTTGCCCGACGATGTGCCGGACAAATTTTACAACCTGTACACCTATTGCGTTGACGATGTTCACGCCGAACGGGATCTGGATCAGATCGTGCCGGACCTCGGCAAGTCGGAGCAAAAACTATTCCTGCTCGATCAGAAGATAAATGACCGGGGCTGGCGCGTCGATCTTGAACGAGTGGCAGACGTCCAGCACCTAATCACCGAATACAAGGCCCGCCTGGTTAAGAAAATGCACGATATCAACGGGCTGAAACCGTCGCAGACACAGGCGCTAAGTGAGTGGTTTCGCAGTCAGGGTGTCGAGATTGAAAACCTACAGGCGCAAACGGTCAAGGACACGCTCAAGCGCAAGGATCTGGCGCAAGATGTTCGATGGGTGCTGCGCATCTATTCGCTACACAATATGAAAGCGCCGGATAAGTTCACGGCAATGGAGCGGTCCGTGTGCGCTGACGAACGACTGCGGGGCATGTTCCTGTTCTGTGGCGCATCGACAGGCCGCTGGTCGAGCCTGATCGTGCAGCTGCAAAACCTATTCAGACCCATCATCGAAGACCCGGAGCTGGCGATAGAAGCGTTCAGGGAGCGATCCGTGGGTTGGATCAAGATGCTGTGGCCGCAAAACCCAATGAAGATATTCGCCAGCTGCGTCCGGGGAATGCTGATACCCGGCGCCGGCCGCGATTTGCTCTTTGCCGACTTCAAATCCATCGAGGCGCGGATCACCGCATGGCTCGCCGGCCAGCTCGACATACTCGAGATATTCGCCACGCATGGGCTGGTTTACGAGTACACCGCAGCTCGCATGTTCGGCCATCCGACTGATCTGGATTACTTGAAAGAATTCGGAAAGAATTTCCCGAAGCTACGCTTCCTCGGCAAGATCGCTGTGCTGGCGCTCGGCTATCAGGGTGGTCAGGCCGCGTTCGTCAAAATGTCGAAGCAATACGGCACGAAGATCGAAGGCGAAACGGCAGATCAGATCAAGTGGGATTGGCGTGATGCGAATCCACAAATTGTAGAAACGTGGGAGAACATAAATGAAGCTGCGATATTGGCTGTCGAAAATCCTGGTACAACTTTTAAGACGAATAAACTCATGTTCAGAGTCGTCGGTGACTATCTTTATATGCGCCTCCCCTCGAAACGAAAACTGGCGTACTTCAAGCCAACAATTTCGGGTGGAGAGCTTAGATACATGGGCATCAATACTTACACTCGACAATGGACGCGTTGCTCGACTTATGGTGGAAAATTACTCCAAAACGCTTGCGAAGGAATTGCCAGAGATTTGATGGCGCTGGCGATGTTCAAATTGAACACGATGAAATATCCGATTTTAGGGACAGTGCATGACGAGATAATCATGGAGCCGCGTGAAGGATTCGGATCGGTCAAAGAAGTCTGCGCTGTGATGTGCGACAAACCTGATTGGGCTGATGGCTTGCCGGTCGGTGCTGTCGGTTTCAGATCTAAGAGGTATCGAAAATGATTCATTTGTATAGGCATTTCAATAGTAAAAATGAATTGTTGTACGTTGGTATTTCACTGAGCGCAGTCCATAGATTAGAGCAACACAAAAGAACTGCCCATTGGTTTGAAGATTTGAAACGTGTGGAAATTGAGCGTTTTTCTTCAAGAATAGAAGCTATGGATGCTGAAAAAAGAGCTTTAGAAACAGAACAACCGAAATACAATATTCAATTGAAAGCAAAACGAAAAGCGAAACAACCACAAATTTGTCGGGAATATTTAACAGATCGTGATTTCAACCGATTTTTAACTCATCTTAGGTACGGCGGAAATGAATGAATTATTATTGCAAAGCACTTTAGAGCTGGAAAAATGTCGGGAAGCAAGGATGAATCAAGGTTTGCTGCATTTACAGCTTCGACTAGAAATGAAAGATCTGCAATGTCGTGTCGATTGGGTGACTGAAAAACTTTACAAATACGCGGAAGAAGTGCTACTTCGTGATGCGTTGATTGCCAAATTGGAAGATCAAAACAAACAGTACGAACAAAAACTGTTCGATGCTGCCGGCTATATTACGGCTGTTAAAGAGCCAACAATGTGGGGATTGCAGTTTGCCGGCGATATCTATCGAATCGTCAGTGAAAAGTATTTCCCGTCGCATGATTATCGGATGGCTGAACTCAGACGCCTGCATGATGAAGAAGATAAAATCGGATTAGCTGCAACAGTTCTAGCGAGGAAAGGTGATGGGTGCTGAAAAGAAACTGGAAAAGCGTTGTACGGATCTGGCGAAAGCAAACGGTTGGTACACACGGAAGTGGGCGAGTCCGTCGCATCGCGGTGTCCCTGATCGCCTGTTCCTCAAAGACGGTCACTGGTTTGCTATCGAGTTCAAAGCGCCCGGTAACGAGCCGACGCCTTTGCAGTATGACGAGATTGATCAGATTCAAACGCATGGCGGCGTAGCGATGTGGGTGGACGATGTTGAAGGCTTCAAGAAATTGTTGAAGATACACACATGATCGAATATATCGGTTATGGGATCGCGATTATTGCCGGTATTTCATGGTTACGCTGGTTCTGGCAAGGCTATGCGTATCGAGGTGGTTTTCGATCACCAATCCTCGCAATCGCATGGACAGTGTTGGCGATAGTTATTTTGAAATGACCATTCACTACAATTTTCGGAAGGGCCAGCGGGTCCGGATCATTCTCAGGCGCAAAAACGAGCCGCACGTTGTCGGCAAATTTGAGGAAAGAAAAAGTGGAGCTGTCGTCGTCGGCGGCATTCGATATCCGATCACCGAAATAAGGTCGATAACCATTGATCGAGACACTCGGTAAAGAGCTAATCCTGCCCTTCCAGTTCCGTATGTCGGAACACCAGCAGGAGCATCCGAACTGTGCCTGTTGGGTCGGCATGGGCCTCGGCAAGACGGTCAGTTCGCTGATGGCCCTGCAACAGCTCATCGACGATTACATGGTCTGTCATACCCTGATCATCGCGCCCAAGCGCGTAGCCCGGAAAGTCTGGACGGACGAGATTGCCAGGTGGGACCACATTCGCGATTTTGAAGTCCAGAAGATCATGGGAACCGAGAAGCAGCGGATCAAGGCAATGAATACGCCGGCCGAGATCCACCTGATCAATCGGGAAAACGTCAGCTGGCTGGTCGATCAGATGATCCATGAGAAACGGTGGGTCAAGAAGTGGCATTGGGACAACTGCATCGTGGACGAGTGTGCGAGCTTCAGCTACCAATCCTCGGCCCGCTGGAAGCAGCTGCGGCGCGTTCGGAAAAAGATCGACCGCATGGTTCACCTGTCCGGCTCGCCCGATACACGCTCTCTGAGGGGCTTGTGGGCGCAGTTCTTCCTGCTGGATTGGGGCAAGCGCCTCGGAACGTCTGAGAAGGCATTCAATGACCGCTGGTTCATTGCTCCGACCCGGCACGACCCGAGCAACACCTACCGGGCGCAGCCCTATGCCAAGAGGCAGATCCGCTCGCGGATCCGCGATATCACCATATCCATGCGGGCCGAAGATTACATCGAGGGGTTCGAGGAACCTCGCATCAACACCGTCCGGGTCGATCTGACCAAGAATCAGCGCAAGGCGTATCAGGAGCTTGAGCGCAACTACATTCTGCGCTTTGCCGGCGATATCATCCGGGCCGTGAACAACGGGGTGCTGGCAAACAAGCTGCTGCAGCTCGCCAACGGGTTCGTGTACAGCGAACACCCGAAGTGGCACTCATTCCACGACGCCAAGATCGAAGCCCTGATGGAGCTGCTGGAAGGTCTGAGCGGGCCTGTGATCATCGTCTATCACTACATTCCTGACCGGCTCCGCATCCAGAAGGCACTCACCAGGGCGAACGAAAATTGGCGTCTGCTGAAAACGGAGCAGGACGAGAATGACTGGAATGCCGGCAAGTTCGACAGGCTGATCATCAGCCCGAAATCGGCCGGCGAAGGCACGAATATCCACTACTCGGGATCTGAAAACCTGATCTTCTTCGGCCTGCTATGGAGCCTGTACGATTACCAGCAGACATGCGCTCGCCTCTCCGGGGGCTTGCGGGCAGTCGGCAAGCGGATCGTCCTGCACCATATCGTCACCGAGAATACCTACGAAGCTCGGGTCAGCAGCAAACTCACCCAAAATGCCCGAAACCAAGAAGAAATGCTGATCGGCTTGCGTGAATACATCAAGCCTGTGCTAAAGTGCGCCTAACAACTTTTGACACTTTCAGGCAAATCCCGACAATGGAAACCCAAAATTTACTCCCCATCCTTGAACTCGATGAGCTGATCGAGATCTTTGAATACGTGAACGTCCGGGCCGCAAAGCGAGCCATCCGGCTAGGCAAGTTCCCGGTCCCTACCTTCGATCTGGCAGGGCGCACCGTCGCTC